CTAGTAATCTGTCCAATAATCTATATGGCCACCATCTACGCTCCATGTAACTGATGCTGAACGATCCTCAGTTCGCTCCCATCCCTCAACAACAACTGCACTCTCTAGCGGTTTCCCGAACTCCCACAGAATGTAGTTATTCTCTGTCAATTCCTGCAGCCCGGCTCGGATCTTATCTGTTGTTCGCCCACTCTTTGTCTCCAGTACCTCTAGGGTAGGCATGTATCCATGATGCACCGAGCAATGCCGCATGATCATCAGCAGCTTGCGGGCCGTATCGCTAAGCATATCGTCCCTCCTGTATGGGTTGCCATGACAGGATACTGGATTCTAGGAATACACGGGGAGAGTTGGTGGTTAGGCACGTAGCCCGGATACAGCCGTCACGAATGCCTATGATCTCAATCTTGCGTTGTGTAATTTTGCCCGCTTTGTCCTGGTATATAATTTCAACTATTTGGCCGACACTCATTTTCATATGATCCCCTCCGAAAACAAGAACGTTTGTTTGTATCATAACCAAACATGCATTCTTAAAACAACAAGGAATTTAATCACTAATTGGAATAAAAAGAAAAATGAATTTATTTAAACATCTTATTACATATATAGTCATATATGTTTAGACAATCCTTGTCTAATTTTGTAAAGTCATAAACGATAATACATAATGAGGAGTGCAACCAATGAAAAAGATTAAATTTATTTTGATGTTTTTACTTATCTTTACTGTTCTCCCTCTAAATAATGCCCTAGCCTATCAAGGTGGTATTTTAGATGGAAAAACAATGACCATGGGGAGAGGACTTAACTCAAGTACAGGCGGAACTACTACAGTAGCTACTGATGGAAATAACTCGACGATACTTTTTTTACCCGATTCTTCCGGTCAAAATCCCTATAGTATATGGTATATTTTTGATACTCCTGTAGATATAGACTCTTATCAGATTTCTATGAAGGGCACCAATCTAGCCTTTTCTTTACATGATCCTAATGGCAATTATATTGTGACTAATAAAATCATTGAAGATACGAATGGAACTAAAATTAAGCTCTCCGCTAAATCAGTAAAATACTTAACGCTTTCGAATATTGGCGGCAACCCCATTCAAATCGCTGACTTCGATATTTTTGGTAGCTCAATCCCAACACCAACTGCAACACCAACACCAACACCAACACCAACACCAACACCAACACCAACACCAACACCAACACCAACACCAACACCAACACCAGAACAACCTCCCGGTGATAGAGCGATTCTTACAATCACATTAATTAATGGGACAGAAAAAGAATATGATCTTCCGATTGTTGAAGTAAATGCTTTCCTTAATTGGTACGATGCTCGTGATGCAGGAAGAGGACCTGGATTATATGCTATTGATAAGCATTCAAATAACAAAGGTCCATTCAACAAACGTAAAGACTATGTTGTATTCGATAAAATACTTACCTTTGAAGTTAGTGAGTATACCGTAACAAAATAACCTTTCCCATCACTTACCTCCTCTATCCTTAGTAGCCACCAGCTATAATGGGATACAGGAGGTTTTGTTATGTTTATATCCCCTATGTTATTACAAACTGCTGCTGGACCATTCAGTCACAGTGATTTTATATATGAACCAAAGATAGATGGGCATCGCCTTATTTTTTCTCAAGAGTCAGGTAAGATCCGGTTATATACCAGGCACGATAATGATTGTACTCAACAGTATCCTGAACTACATCTCCCATTTATGGATGATGTTGTTTTGGATGGCGAGGTTGCCTGTGTCGATCCAACAACTGGTGTTTCAGACTTTGAATCTGTTATGAGCCGATTTCAGACGAGGCGAGCAGATAGGATAGTACAACTCACCGGGATACTCCCAGCGTATTATGCCATCTTCGATATCTTGATGTACAAAGGTCAGGATGTGCGTGGGTTGCCCCTGATGAGCCGCAAGGAGATACTGACGGGATTAACTCTACCGTCTAATAGCTTTGGAGTAGTACCGCACGTAGAAGGTGCTGGAGAGGCATTATTTGAGCAGATCGAAACTCGGGGTATGGAAGGCGTAGTAGGTAAGCGTAAAAACAGCATATATGAGACTGGCCGCCGCTCCCATGCGTGGCAAAAGGTCATCAATTGGACTTATGCGGATGTATATATTACAGGTTATCGCAAACAGGAATTCGGTTGGCTGGCTGCTGTTCCATCCGGTGCATCTGGAAAACTACGTCCAGCCGGGATTATAGAACTCGGCGCGTCACCAATTCATAAGCAAGCATTCAGAGGCGTTGCCCAGCAACTTGTAAAAGGCGAGGACAAAGAGTTTGTACATCTTGAGCCAAGATTGCGGGCAAAGGTGCGAATGAGGAACTGGACCAAATCTGGAATGCTTAGAAGCCCGGTGTTTACAGAGTTTATAGTTTAAAAGATAGCCGCCCAGGATCAATTACTGTGGCGGCTATTTTACATGTTTTATTTTGTTTTGTTATTATTTTTGGCGTGACCTACTTCGGAATACGCCCTTTTTCGGTTCTCCAGTCGCGCATAAGAGTGTTTCAACATATCGTGTAATCAGAGACAAGTTCTTAGGAGGAATGCCTGGTGCCCAAAATTTCTGTAATTATGCCGGTCTACAACAACGCTATGTATTTACAGGAAGCAATTAACACAATCTTGTGGCAGACGTTAAACGACCTAGAACTGATAATCATTGATGACGGATCAACAGACGGATCAGCGGGAATCATACATGATATTAAAGATACCAGAGTAAAAAAGATATTTCATACTGAGAATATGGGGATTGTCACTTCGCTGAATCAAGGACTCGATCTGGCCCAAGGTAAGTACATCGCCCGTATGGACAGCGATGACGTTGCAGCACTAAATCGATTAGAAATGCAGGCTTATTTTATGGACACTAATCCCACCATAGATATTTGCGGAACAGGATATACAACGAACTACCTCGGGCCTGTCAAGTTAAACCCTATGCATCACGAAGAAATTAAGGTCTGGCTGTTATTTCACAGCTGCATTCTACATCCTTCTGTTATGATGCGCCGAAGCTCGATAGATCGTCTCGGGATTAGTTATGATTATAATTACCCTCATGCAGAGGATTACGAACTGTGGAACAGGCTTTCCTCAAGCGCGAAATTAGCGAATCTCCCTCACAATTTAATGTACTATCGGCCTCATGAAGGACAAGTGTCCAATAAGCACCGGGTAATACAAGATGATTCTGCACGAAGAATCCGACAGAGACAACTTTCTCAACTAGGCATCCAATTGTCGGATAATGAATACGCTATAATGGTTAAATTAGCTGAGTATAGGGTTAATTCTGAAGATTTTGAGGACTATCGTATAGCAGAGGGTTTTGCGAATTGGCTAATTGATCAGAATCGTCAATACCAGGTATTCGACCAGGAGGCACTCAAAATGGCTTTATCCAGATGTATATCAAGAATGCCTACTAATATGTAACCAACATCGTCAAATAGTTTCTGTCTTAAGAAGGAAAAACATCCCGTCAGGCACAAGCCCGGCGGGTTATTTTATGTATGCTCTAAATTCAAATCTCTCCCGGACAAAACGGGCGCCGGCTATCTTGATCGACTCCGGAGTATAACCCTCAACTACACCACCGTAATCCATGAGGTGGCCAATAGGATCTCGAGATTCCCGGTACCATACTGATACCTTAGTTTGAGTCAGTGCTGCTGTCAGAAACTCAGAATCTGTCACCAATACCTTATATGTAACGCTCACTTCTTTCACTCCTATGCAAAAAAATACCATACCATCGCAGACAGGTTATGATGCTTTCACATAGTTTTAATATAATTCATTTGTAACATTATGTATATGTACTCTATATTACTGGTAAGGAAAGAACATAAAGAAATACCCCACCATTACTGGCAGGGTACGGTACTTCTATTGTTTCTGTTTTATTTATTCTGGAAAGATATATAGACACATTTCTTCTATTTAGTATTCGTTCAAATTAAAGCTACTAAAAATTAATTACCAACGCTGTATGAAAGACCCATAGTAGTCCATCTTCTAGCATACCAATCACCTGTGATCGAACCACTCATAGAGTAATCACCTGCAGCAAAAGCAGAATATGAGAAACCTGCTTCAAAAGTTCCAGTGTAATGATAAACAACACTGCCCTGACCAGTGGCAGAAATTTTATAAGTAGGGAAAGATCCTGTTGTAGATATTGCACTCATAGTCTTGTCTTCCATCGTAAATGTCCCACTATTAATTACCTGCATTGAAGTGTTTAAAATTCCATTGATTTGTTTAAACCCACCTGAGACAAAGACATCCATATTTACAGTCAAATCAAGATATGCTGGACCCCAATATTTCTGAGTAGATGTTGTTACAATTCTATTCTCCCCTGCGGAAACAGTAGCAAAACTTTTTGCCGAAAAATTCGGCTTATCGGTTTCTGAATAACTAACTAAAAGTGCTCCTGTATCCTTATCAAACAAATCCAGCTTTACAGAGTTAGGTGATTCTGTTCTAACAGCTTTTGCATTTGAAGGTATGATATCATCGATCTTTATGTAATTCAATTTTAGATCGTCCGAAGTAACGTTCTCATCAAGAGTAACCTTCTCTCTAAAGTTATTAACTTCGAAATTATGTACTTGCTCTGTGTCATTGGAAACGACCGTAGAAGCCACTGGATCTGCAGCGTTAGCAGATACCTGTACTGCCCCCATCAATAACGAACCACAAAACGCCATTCCTACTACTTTCTTAATCTTTTTCATAATTGTTCCTCCTATTTCAATATTATGGTAAACTACTCTAGTATCCTAATCTATTAAAATTAACTTGTCAATAAATAACATTAAAAACTCAATCAGGAGGTTTAATATGAATTTAACTGAATTGTCACAATATACAAATGAAATCGGTGGTCGTTTAGGCGAAATTGGCGACAAAACTGGTAAAGGTTTATCTGAAATTTCTGGGCAGATTTTTAATTTAAGGAATGCATTGGAAAACACAAACACTCTACTAATTATCCTGATAGTTCTTTTCGCTATCAATATAGTAATAAATTTTTTCAAAAAAAAATAATGATGTAGGAGATTAGGATATGTAATTTCTATTATGGGAATGTGCTAAATAACAATGTGTTAGTATCTTCAAAGGTAATAAAGTAACCCACCGAGTAATTAAAACGGCGGGTTACTTTAGGTATTCTCTAAATTAATATCATTCCAGACAAAACATCTTTCAGATAACTTAAATCGAGTCGAACGAAAGCCTCAACTTGCTGGGATTTTATGCAAAAAACAAAAAAACAGCCGAATCCAGTGGGCATATTCCCAAACGCTTAGGAATTACTTTGTGATATTAACAGTCTTTGTTTCTGCGTCATATACAACCGTAGCACCTAGTGCCTCTGCTACAGCTCGTGCAGGTGTATAGGTCGTGCCATTATCCAGCACTCCATCAGCTACTTTCTTGCCGTTTACGAGTACTGCCACTTTATTGTCATTGTTTTTCTGGTCCCCTGCATCCTTTTTCTTCAGACTCAAATACTTTGCAATCCCGATCACATGGCCATCAATGATTGCTTGGATAACCACATCTTTTTTGAGTTTGGCAGCGTCGGTCGCCACGTCCAAAAACAAATTCTCCGTCAGTACTGCCGGCATGTTACTCTCACGCACCATGTGCAGGTTTTTTGCCTTTTGCCCTCGGTCGATCACGCCAACCGCAACCTTATTAAGCATGTCCACAATCGCCGTGTGTAGCCCGTTTTGCAGTGCTGTAGATGCAGCAGATGCATTGATGTATCTATATGTTTCAAAGCCACCAGAGCCGCCTCCAGCGTTACCGTGGATGGACACTAGGATGTCAGCTCCAGCTTTGTTTGCTAGACTTGTGCGCTCTGCGAGTGCCAAGAATACATCAGTACTTCTAGAGAGCAAAACATACACTCCATCATAATTTGCCTCGAGTCGCTTTTTAATCTCCAAAGCCACTGACAATACGATGTCTTTCTCTTTTAAACCATTTGCAACTGCTCCTGGATCCTTACCACCATGACCTGCGTCGATCCATACCTTCTTCATTATTCGTCACCGCTTTTCTTTGCTTGTTTGACCAGTTGGTTACCGTACACAGCTACAGCACCGCATAGGATGCCTTGTATGAAGCTTGTAATAACAAACCCTAGCATCCATACAGCAAATACGATGGCGACCAGCGTAACAATATACACAATGCTCCAGTCCGGTACTTTCGGCGTTTGTTTTAACCAATAACCGATGATCCAACAAGCTACGACAACAACCATTAATTCAGGATTAATAAACTCCATAACTACATTCCATTCCATTACAGATCACCTCTTCTATTTTCTTCGAATCGATCCAATCGTTTATGGTATTGCTTGGCTGACTCTTCAATACGCGTCACACGCTCAGATAGGACATCAAATCTCTGCCCCTGTGCTCGCTGCTCTAACCGCATATCATCCACGCCTCGCTTGATGTACTCAACGTCAGTACGTAGTGACGCGCCATTACCAGCCTCTTGTGCAACATCTTTTTTAAATGCCTGAGTCTTACCCATCCAACCCAAGACAATCCCACTTACTGCCGCAATCATTGCTACGATTGTTGTAGGCTCCACTCCCGTTCCCCCCTTAATATAAATAGCCCCCGTAACAGCTACGAGGGCAAAATAAAAACGCCTCAATTAGGCGCTCTACTACTTTTCATTCAACTTCTAACAGCGTTGTGAGTCCATTGCGAATCAAGCTTGTATATACTTTAGCCACTATCTACTGACACCCCCTCTATATAATTCCCATGTAAAGTACTTAATAGGGCAATAGTTTATGAGAACGCCCAGAATTGAGCATTTCCCATACCGGATGCTCCGGTAACAGTAAGCGTAAATCCTGTATCTGTGATTGTCCAAACTACCGAATTGAAGTAAGCATTTGTTACCCCATAATAGGAGAATCTATTATCTCCTAGGTGACCATTAGATACATAGACAGCGCGATATGTACCATTGTTAGCGTACTCGACTATTATTACTCTCGGTCTGAATCCTAGATACTGGCTAAAGGCGGAACCAGATGGAGTAAGTGAACCTGTAGACAACTTAACTAAACCAACACTATTCAATTGAGTCGTGCTTACCCTAATTTCTCCGGCTCCCGCTCCACCTTTGCGATATCCCTCCCTCGGATAAACTGCTAGTGATCCATCCGGCCATAAACCAACTCCCTGCGCCGGATCTTCGCCGGAGGTGATAACAGGAATTGTTCCAACTGTTTTTTGCCCCTTGCTATAGGCTACTTTATTGGACAAGATATCTGCCGCTGTTGCGGTAGCGTCTGAGGTAGCTGTACCTTCTAGCCCTAACATTTCAACCCCCATTAGGATGTTCTTGGCGGAGACGTGGACAGCATCGACATAAGTAAACTCTGTACCACCATTTACGGCTAGAGATTCGCCAACGCCCAGCTGAGGTATTGATACTGATAGATAGCCCTCTTGCATGTAGGCGGCACTCGCGAGTATTTCTTGATCACCCATGTTCTTCATTGTACCGAACCCTCCGTAGGTTGGGCCGGCACTGAATTTAGTTCCCGCAAGTACTTGTGATGCCTTAGCGTTCCCTGATGTATATATAGTAGCCATTGTCTCACCTCCATTTGTTATTAACAATCTATGATTGAGCCGGACGCATAGACTACGTTTGCTGCACTACACTTAATTAAAAGACTTATAGGGCTATCTGAAGTAGCAGCGAAGAAAGCAACGGGTAGAGAGTAGCTTCCTATAGGAAATACATCGTCTACGATTACCGTGCTCTGTACTACAGAGGTATGATCTTTGTAAGTAGCTGTTACCTTTACACTAGAGGCAGCAGTCAGACGTAAGTACACTCTCGCCTCGAAGTTACCACTCTCCGCAGGCGTACGTGCCAGAAAGGCAAACTCAGAAGTAGTCGTAACGAAGTAATTTGTCGCACTAGCTTTTCCATATTGCGGAGTCAATGCTGGTGTTACCGCATTGAAGATACCTGTTTCAGAGGTAATCAAACCCATCTGCCAGCCTTTCTCCCAGCCTGTTATAGCACCAAAAGCGGCTGTAAACTCAGATACCTCTATGTGAGTAATGCCCCATACAGTAGTCAGGCTTCCTAATAAGATGCAGTTGTTAGTACCATCATGGGCTAAACGAACTCGATCAAATGGAACTCTACCATTTAACACTGCACTGATGTTAGCCCAAGCAGGTGTAGTAGAGTAGTTGTAGCCACCCAGGATTAATTCCCAGGCACCTTTACCAGTGGTATAATCATACCCTTTTATTTTGATACTCATCATAGTATTGCTCCAGGTCTTAGGCATTGTGATCTTAATAGTCCCTGTAGCAGTACCAGTGGCATTATACCCTACTAAGTTACGGTAGCTATAGAAAGTACCATCATAGTTCCTAACAAGAGCGGCAGTCATAGTTCCACCAGCGCCGGTTATGTTAGATACCCAAGGAGTCCAAGAAGTTGGCGTATACTTTGATCTACTGTATATAGTGCCTGTGGTAACTTCTATGACTTCCTGTTTTATATAGCTGCTGGAAAGGTCAGATGGATTAGTCGCAGATACAGTCAAGATACCATATGCCACAGGAGAAGAATTTGTTGTTCCTGTAGGGTTGTAAATCATATATACCCCGTTTTTTACTAAGGTATTGTAGTCTGTGTTATTAGAGACATTACCTCTAGTAGTAAATAAAGGAGCGTCGTTGTACCCTGTCCACAGTGGAACCCATGCACTCCAAGCGTTCGTGGCATCTTTACGCCTTACATACGAATCACCACTGGATTGCAATATAATTTGCCATGTCCACATGCTCGCATCAACGTGTGTTTCTCCGCCGCTGACAATTACCATTACCTGCCCCCACATACTAGCTGACGGCTTATTCAGTGTAGCAGGGCTGATAGGGTATACGCCTGCGGTGAGTGCGAGGTTTAAATCCGCTGTGGGGACTGTTGACGGACCGCCTAGAGAGTTGTAGGTATTAACTCGTGGTAACTTGATAAGTGCATCAAGTCCCGCATAACCATTGGCTGTGTTCTTTTTGCCGGAATGCTCGATTTCATACCAGTTCGACCAAACGCTGTTGTAGTAATTACGGGTGAATACCCTTAGCGCCGCAACATTCGCCCCGTAGGCCGTTAGGGTCTGGTTAAAGCCTCCTGCAGTATTCGGTACAACCTTCAGGTGGAACGATTTCCCGGCCACTTCTGGAGGCATACCGGAAAGAGTGGCGGCAGTAACGTCAGTAGCGCAATAGTATTCACCCTCTACGAAAACTCCGGTATCACTTAAGCTCTGATTTGCAGATATTCCCCGCGCCTTGCGTGCGATACTACCAGAGATAACGGCATCAAATATGAAACCATCATTCCCTATTCCTGCATAACCGTTAGCTACGTTCTTCCTGTTTGCATTCTCAATCTCTACCCAAGCAGACCAGACGCTATTATGACAGTAGCGTATAAACGTGCGTAAGTTTAAGAAATCGGTAATACGTTGGTACGCACCAGTACTAGATGTCCCGCCAACGAGTTTGTATACATCACATAGTCCACCGCCCGTAACCTCAGGTGGTCTTCCTGTCACAGAAGTGGTGACGTAGTAAAAACCAGCTGTAAAAAGTGTGTCCATTGACCCTGAGCTGAATAATATAGTAGAACCATCATTCTGAGTAAGCCGGTGCTTCTGAATTAAATAACCGGACTGAGTTACGGTATCATCTGGTATAGTCTGAACTGCTACAGGAAGAGTAGTAGCGGCAGTACCTGTGTATGGAGTGCCTAAGGTGAACGGCTTGGTATTAAGTGCTGATTGTGACGTAAGCCGCTTAGTATGAACCGCATACCCGTTACCGTTACTCGTACGTGCTTCTATGGTAATACGCCATTGGCTACTAGTTGCATCCCACGACACGTCCGAGATAGATACACAGTTAACTATAGGACCAGTAACTTCCGTGTACTGTGTTAACTGGCTGTTTATTGTACCTGATGTATTGGTCATGATATTAAACCGCTTAGTCATTCTGCCTACATTGTTCTGATTACCAAATGTGCCTGTGATGGTTACTTCAAAAAAACCAGCAAGAGAACCTGTAGTGATCAAGTCTACCTTTTGATTAGCTACGTTATGTGTAAAGCTAAATGTGCTCACGGCCTCAGTAGAAAACTCTTTTAGACTGATTCCGTCCCCTAGCATATATTTCGCTGCGTCCATGGCAGGAACACCGCTGGCAGCACCTTTTTGTACCAAGGGAATAGATGCATTTTTAGCATTAGTCTCAGCGGCGTTCCAAGCAGTTCGTTCTGCGGCTGTGATATGCCTTGTAGTATCGTCAACGTGTGTCTTAGTTGCAGCTAGTGTGATGTCTGGAGCATCAAACGGATTTGCCTTCCCTGTGATGGTTTTGAAGTACTTGGTAATCCATGAGAACCACTGAGTGATCGAACCCGTTAAGCTATAGGGAGTAGTAATCGAAGGATCCGCAGTACGATTACCTATCGTAGCATCTGTAGCCGATCCCGCAGCACCAGCTCCAGGAGTGAGCCCGGCCAACTTTGCCTTCTCGGCAGAAGAATAATCCTCTGTTGAAAGTTGTTTGCCTGATACCTTGTCCACTTTTCCCGAGAGCTGATTGGTGACTGTGGCCGCAAAGTTTGGATCATTATTCAGTGCATCTCCGATTTCCTTTAGTGTATCCAGAGCATCCGGCGCGGCCCCGACCACAGTTTGAATACGCTGGTCAGTCTCCGTTTTGCTATAAGTGGATGACTTATCTGCCTTTGCAAGCAGCGCGGTATCTGCATAGGTTTTGGCAGCTGATAGAGCAGCATCAGCTTTAGTCTGGGCACCTGCAGGTGTCTCCTTGGCTTTCCATTCCGCTCTTTCAGCAGCCGTTATGTGCTTAACCGTATCTTTTTTATGTGTATCAATATCCGCAGCGTTTTGATCTGCCAGTTCATGGACGGTCTCAATACCATCTTCTATGTGATTCAAACGCTGAGATGTAAGACGTGTACCTTCTTGGACCAGTTCGTACAAAGGCCGCCCGGTTTGCGGGTCAGTCTTTTGCTTTCCCGAGGAATCCTTTATCGGCTTGGTCAAGTCGGGAATCTCGTCCTTCCACTGCTGTTTGTTATACACCACCAGCATTCGCCTCCAATCTCAAAACAAATTCAAAGGCAATCAAAAACCCCTTATCGTTTTTAGTTACGAGAAGGGGTTGATCTGCCAGTATGTTGCCTTCAGCATCCAGCAAGGCTGCGCCTAAAAGTTGTTTGCCGATGGCTTGCGTCTCCGTTATATAAATGTACTTTCGAACAGACATACCAGACACAATTGTGTTGTAAATAGGATACGTCGTCTGAACGCCTCCTATATTCACCCGCGCGCTGACGATGTGGCCATTCAAATTCGAAATCAACTTCTCTAGAAGCAACTGCTTAATAACGTCTGCCATTACTACCCCCAAACGGCACTTCAAACCCACAAATCGGGAAGTCTACTCCATGCGAGTACCCAGTACCTTTTATATTAATGACCTGCGTCGGAACTGCTGAACTAAATACTGCTCGACGAATATGAACCGGACGCACGTATTCAAAATCAGCCTGTAGACCTGCCATGTTAAACGGTTGAACTAAGGAAAATTCAAAATGGATCTCTTTTGCTAAAAAATCCTCTGAGACACTTATCAACTTACCATGCTGATTCCCCAATTCTCGAAGCAGAGGAAGCTTAAAAGGACGATCGCCCCAGCGCTTTCGGCGTATCGCCTCTCTACGTTCATCGTCACTTCCCTCTTGAGTCTTCCGGAAGTACATCCACTCCCAAATCCACAATGACCAGGTAGATCTCCTGAGGATAAACTGATTGCTCAGATCATCTATCGTCTGCAGGCGATCATCCATTTCTTTTTCAAAAACTGAAAAATGCCGGTCTGCCATATCAATCTCATACCAATAAGGTGGCAGCATTTCACGATATCTCAGCGGGATCATAACAAGATCACTTCCACTCTTAAAACTGACGACAAGGGGAGAACAATATCCTCCATATCCCCATTGAGGGTTAAACTCTCGTAATCATCCACACCAGGCAACAGTAGCAAGGCAGCCACATAATTGTATATTAGTTTGGACCGTCCGCTTGCGTAATCCAATACACGCTGCTGAATAGTTGCCGCCAGCACAGTCAGATCTGTACCGCTAGTCGTTAGCAAGCGTGTCTCTAAGCGTACATTAAAGACCGGAGCCGGATGTACCAATAAGTCATGCCCAGCGATCCGACGCTCCTCCCACATCCATGCTTTTACCGTCTCAGCAAATTCCTCAGTAATTGGCTGTCCGTCCAGGTTGGTCAAGTAAAGATCAACGGAATTGTCATGCCGTTCTTTTTCACGGGCAATGGCTCCACCCACACCTGCCATCTCAGTGGCCCAGGTTTCATAATCTTTGCGACGACCGCTCCCGATTTCGGTAGCAGCACGCTCCAACATCCGTAGGCGAAATGTATCGTCACTCTCCCCTTCCTTGCGGGTAAGACCTGCAGCCCATCCGTGACCATCGAGATACTCGGAATCTGCCCAAATCGGAAACCCCTGAACGAATCCATAAGTCCATAGCATTTGCTGTTCGGCAAGCTCCAACGCAAGAGGGTACCACAAATCATAAAAGTACTCCCCTTCTCCTGTTGGCGGCGGTGGTAACCCTCGTTCAAGCGCCAGGGCTATGGCACGGTTCACCCAACGTTGATAGATTTCCTCTGGCTCTTCTTCTAAGATAGGCATGTAGGGGAGTGACGGTAAATCACTCAGTTTAATGGTCATACACTAATTGCCTCCTCCAGTTCCACTTGACCCGCTAAGCCAGTTATCAATATTCTAAGATGCATCTCCTGTCCTGCTCGCATCATCGATCGCACCTCAGCACGCACAATCTCGGTATGAGCAGTCAAAGCTTCCTCCATATCTCGTTTGATCTCTACATCTTCCCAAGTGGACCACTCGGATCTCTCCACGCCAACTTCTTCCCCATACAAGACATAACGAAAGCGTTCTGTATTAAGGACTTTGAGTGCTGTCTGAACTAAGTACTCAGCATAAGAACCTGTCTTCTTCGGGTGGCCATCTTCAGTAAGTACGGCACGCCGATTACGATAATCGATAACATAGGTCCATTTATTGGCCGAGACAACCGATTCTGTCAGTTCGACTTCTCCGATATCCGATATGTCCAATTCAGGAAACAAACTATCTGCCACCGCCGCCAGCCTCCTTGCCATGAACGTAATACCGCTGGCCAGTCAACCTAGAAACAATGAGTCTGTCTCCAACCTTCAAGGGACTAGGAATTGTTAGGACGCCAGTTAACTTCGGAATCTCAAGTTGCTCAACCTCAAAGACAGCATCGATACGGCGTTCTTGCAGATATTCTGCAAAGACCAGTTTATCTGCAGGATAAGGTTCTGTGTCACCTTCTACCTGAATTTTCGGATTATCTGGCCAACTCAATAATGTCGCTCGTTCGGTATCTCGAGCGTCAATATGACCTTTCGTCTTTTCCTTCAACAAATTCAATGCGTCATTTAGCAACGTTATTCCCTTCTTTCCAGCTCAAGCTTCACAGTGTATAACCCATTCTTAAAACTGCTCTCAGCGGACTCTACAATCCACTTGGAGGTATGGTCCGTTTTGATCAACACCATCCATCCAGCCCGAAGCCCTGTCAGTGTATGGTCTTCATGCTTTACAGTAATTTTCTTAATCTGCTTCGCCTTCGACAAAGCCTTCAGGCGCTGCGTTGCGATCGTGGCCGGGTCCTCATCTTCCTCAACCTCGATGATCTCTTCCATTCGACCCATGGCTTGAACTGCACCGACTGCCATCTTAGTTACTGATGAAGCAAGCTTATCGTCCTTATACTTCTGTGCGGTGACGACCGTATAAGTCTCCTCAATGCTATAACCGGCGGTACTCGCTTCCATCTGTTCTGGAATAAAGACCGGAACAAGAGTGTTCGTCCCCTCCCGAACCACCTGCAGGTAGAAACTCGAATCCGTCCGAACTACATCTACATGATAACGGTAGCCGCTACGCTCATATGCCTTTTGCAGCACATCCAAGATGACTTCTGAATGGAACATCGTGCCATACCGTTCATCCAGGTTAAACCCTAACGATGGACATCGAAAATCGATTCCGGTAGTCTTGATATAACGCTGAAGCTCTGCACCGGCCTCGCCTTTCAGGTATGGTCGTGTGCCTTTGTTCTTCGCTAAATACCAGCTCATCTCCCGAGCTTCAACCTCCCATTCATCTGTGAACTCATTTTGTTCATACTTGATGATGGGTCCATGGAAGAACTGATTCTTGTGATGAAGCACTCCCATGCCTTTCAACCGCGCTGAAAAGCACATCAGCATGCCGGCTACCTTCAGATCAGCAGCGTTACGAAGTCGAACAGTTGCGCTACGTGCGATTTCATCTCGTGCTGAAGACCAGGACAATTCAACTGCCGCATCCGTCAACAGCTGTCGATTACTCTCCTTTCCGTAAAGGATCGCAAAGTTATCCATCTTAATCCCGCCTTTTATTTAACACTAGAGTTCTTATCTAGAATCCGTTCTTTTTGAGCCAGATAATCAAAGTTTCCCTTTTTATTGTCGGCAGCTGTTTTTGCTTCAGCTTTCTTCTGCTTATCGCTCTTCTTAGTTTTATTTTTACTATCAGTTTTACCGGTTGTATTAGGTCGACTTTTGGATGACTTGGTTATAATTACGCCAGGCTTTAAGAGCTGCTTGGTGTTGGAGTACGACACGATTTTAACTGGGTTGAACTCTACAAAATTAAAACTGATATGCAGATTCGCTTGGCCATCTTTATACGTAGCCTCGATACTCTCAAACCACATAGTCTGCGAGAACAGCGATTCGAAGTTAATAACAACCGGCTTGAGCTTCCATTCCTCCATCAACTTCCAAGCCTGTTCTGGAGACTGGTAAACCACCGTCTCTTTGCCGGTTTCCCAAAGTTTCTCCCAGGCTCGTGGGAAGATCACAGAAAAAGAGACCCGCTTCAGCTTCGAAGTGAGTCTCTTACTTGTCTTCTCTTCACCTGTGATTACTACAAAGGAATCTATCTCATTGCTGCTAGTGATTTGGATCTCTGCTGGCGTAATTGGAAATGTGAAGCGATTCTTATCACGTATCATAGTCAGCATGATTTATCCCCCACTTTCCAGAGCATTGTACAACTCTTCGCCGAAAATTTTACGGAACAACGCTCTTCCCTGTGGGCTGGTCAGCATCTTAGCGAATTCAGCAAAGTTGGTAATTCCCTTGGCCAGTTCACCAAAATCGATGTTGATGTTCTCAATTACGATATCGCGGATCGCTGCAGGTGCCTGCGCCAATGTCTTCGCTACCGGGATACTGGACGATCTCATACCTACCGCACCACCATCTGCGTAAGGACGAATTCCAAGTAAGCTCCCCGCCTGTTCCCACAATGCTCTTCCTCGTTTACTCCGCTGCCGCGAAAGTGGAATGATCATCTCCGGACCGGCTTCACCGACCAGGCCCATGTGTGGAGCACTGATAAGCCCACCATCAGCGTATTTCTTCTTACGTTTTTTTCGTCGGCCAAAGAATCCAGAAATGCCATCATACATTTTCGTGGCCAACTTCTCACCGCCGATTGTTCCTAACAGCCCCCCGATTGCACCACCAACGGCTGTACCGACACCAGGCATGAGGAAGGTTCCTAGCATTGCACCCGTTGCAGCACCACCTAAGATCCCGCCTCCAATTCCACCAACTACTTTAGCAGTCTGTCGCCCGCGGTTTCCTTTTCCAGCAAAGAGGATGTCCCATCCGTCCATAGCATAACCAACCGGTCGAACCACTTTACCGAGCAGCTTTGTACCCTTGGTAAAGTTCTTCATCTTGGCAGCTTGTCTGCGCAGTTGATGACCCGTTGAGCGTATTTTGTAAGCATCTGTGAGACTACTGGCTTTATTCATGGCCTTGGTATAACGCTTCATGCCTTGCTTCTTTACCATTTCAAGTGAGCCATGGATCCCTTCGGCATAGCCGGCTCCGTAACCTATTCTGTCGTTGTTATCATCAATGTAGGCTTTAGCTTGATAAGCACGGTTTCGTAGGGGTTGCCCTCCAACAATACCACCGTTAGCATAAGCCCGAACGCCTAACATTGCCCCGGCACGTTCCCACAGTTCCACACCGCGCTGCCGACGTCCTGCAGAGAGAGGAATAATGGCCTCTGGTCCAGCTTCACCGACCAACCCGATATGAGGTCGAGTAATAATATCGCCGTTTGCATAAGCGGCACCACCACTGGAATTGGGAAGACTCGAGGTAACAAAAGATTTCGCCGCACCTGCTCCAGTCAGGGTGTTCAGAATACCCATAGCACCGATTGCTGTCGACTTAAGTTCAGGAAATTTACTCTGCATCCCCTTGGAAATCCTCGTAATAATGGTACTGCCCCAGCTTTCACTCTGACTCGTAACTGTTTGTATCGATAGCAACTGCTGCTTCGTCTCATCGGTCGCCGTCTTTACTGCAGTCCCGATTCCGAGCATACTCGCTCCCGCTGCACCAGCACCCTGAACAATTCCAGCAGTGCTGGTTTTCGTGGTTACACCTAACTGCTGAGTCTGTCCAGCTGTTTTCTGTGCAGCTACTCCAACAGCTTGCACATTTTGCTGAGCATTACCCGATTCTGTGCTTTTCCACGCGCCAACAAATGTGTTTTTAATCTTATCGACCGTTTCCTTAACACCGCTCTCGTTAACAGCTCTGGTCAATGCGGTCTTTAATCCATCCTTGGCCACATTGGCCCGGAAAACGTTGAAGGTCTCCTGTAATTGTTTTTCTCGTTCCGGTGTCAAGTTACCAAAGGTGATCTTGGCTTCAGGTACTACTTTAGCGGTAACTGCAGGCTCTTCCTTCTTCTTTCCTTTACCTGTAATCCAGTCACCAATCGAATAGATGCCATCTACAGCCTTTTTCGTCCATCCAGCATTATCAGCCATGGAACCAAGCTTTTCTCCAACCCAGCCACCAGCTGCTGCTCCTGCAGCGGTACCGAATGGACCAGCTAATGATCCGACTATTCCACCGATTGTGCCTCCTGCCAAGCCTCCGACTATTGATCCTCCGGTATTGGAAGCTCCAGCCTTTAATCCCTCGTCCTTGGACGCCTGATACAAGCTATACCCGGACATGCCAATACCCGCAACGGTACCTACAACCCCCATTGCCTTTACAGCCTTTGTTCCACCTTTGGCCAAGCCTTTTAAAACTCCCCGCCTAGCTGGTACATCTGAAACATCTGATATGATATCCGGGATTGCTGATGTCCCACGAAGCCGTGCGGTATTACGATAGGTAACTCGTCCTCTTCTTGCAGCAACGTCTGGAATTGCATCAATATCAGGAATATTAGTAGTTCGAGTGCCCCGACGCGCTCTGATCGAGCCACTTGTACCGCTGCCGCCTGTCATTGTTCGGGTGCTAGAACTTGAGCTACCAGTACGCCCACGGCGGTTCGACCTACCTCCTGAGCGGCTACCTTGCCCACCAATTGAGCCACCCAAACCACCAGCCTCATTAAGATAAACAACACTGGCATTTACAGTCATAGATGATAAAGAACTCAGGCCACCACCTAAACCGCCGGTTGATCCAGTAGTACCACGTCTGAGTGTAAATCGTTTTCGTGAAGAGCTACCGACTTCTTCTATTGGTAATGAGTCAGAACTGGTTGATCTTCTTCCAAAAAGCCCACGTATGTCAGAGGCTACATCTTTACTTTTTTGGTATCCCTTATAAACCTTATTCACAGCAAAGGTTCCTATCAGCAATCCAACACCGACATTGATTTCATCAAAGAACTTTCCGTACAAGTCAGTCGCAGTTGTAACCACTTTTACAATCCCCGAACCAAATGTTTGGATTTGCTCTTTATTTTCTGTGATAAGAGTATTGAATTCTTTAAGTGCTGGAAGAACTGCTGTTGATAGATTTGCTCCCAACTCCTGCATTTGCTGATCGATCTGCGCACGAGTCTGAATAATATCCTGCATCGGATTCGCGGCCTGTTGAGTTTGGACCATTCTTTCCGTCGTCCCTGCAATACCAGAAGGTGCAGGTTGAAAAGGTACTTGAAAGGTCTTAAGTACAGCACTTCCGTTGTCTTCCGCTGTAGCCGATCCAAGGGATACTAGAGAAGCTTTCAACTCACTTTGTGACTGACTGGCTAAATCAGCAACTAGGGCCATTAGCGCTCCCTTTGCACGTTGCTCCTCACCAGAGTTAATGTCGCTAGTAAATGAGGCAGCTTGCTTTGCTGCGTCGTTCTTACCAGCTCCGCGCAGAGTGAAATACTTCTCCATGTCCCCCGGATCGAGAGCCTTCACGCCGAATGTCTCTTTGATAAAATCGGCAGGCTTATCGAAATTGAAGGATCCCTCCTTCACGCTCTGTGTCAAGAAGTTGGCCATTTGACCAGAGTTTGCACCGGTGTTTTTGAAATAACCGCTGTACTCCCAAAATGTGTCGAACAGATCTTTCTGTCGATCTCCGACTTTTTCATAGGCATATATCATGCTGTCAGTTACGGAAGCATAAGTTTCGCCAAACGTATCAGCTGACTGCGCCAGTGCGCGGTTGATCTCTTCAAACCCTGCATCTGGCAGGAGATATTTCATCTTTGCTGAAGCTCTAAGAAACTCGCTAGTTTGCGATTTATCCCGGACTAGTGGGGAAATATCTGCTAATTGTCTGGCCCCTTCTGTCTGAGAAGAGATAATACCCTGAGCATTTAGATCTTTCACAGTCTGAAGACCTTGATCACGTGCAGTTGCAGGCAATAAGGCCGCGCTTCGGGAAGCTTCAGAATAGTAATCCATGACATTCCCGAATAATGCGTCCTTGATTCCACCACCTAGCACAAGAGCACCTGCAGTTGCCGCAATCGTTGTAATCTTGGAAGATATACCATCAAGGACTGGACTAACCTCATCTTGTGCTCTTAAGTGCACCCGAGAATCACTCATTCCGCGAATCTCCGAATCTGCACGAGATGCTGATCTGCGCAAATCCTCAGCACCGGAGCGAGCTCGCCTGAAAATATCATCAATGTTCGCTCGTCCAAGTCTCCGAGTTTCGTCTGCAGCATCATTGATCCGGCTACCTAAATCATCCGCTGCGCTTCGGGATCGCCGAAGATCAGATACAAGGTTGTCCCCCATTTGTCCAGAAGCTCGACGAAAATCTAGTAAATCATTAGTCGCCCCAAGAATGGCTTTCCGCATATTCTGGACAGCACCGGAAATAAGATCCCGTGCTTCGAACGGGACCGTCACCTTTGTTGTAGCTGCTATAATTGTTCACCCCCATCCTGCCTATTTCTTGTTAGCCAGGCGTTTGGCTTCTTCTTCGGCGACCATACCGGCCGCAAGACAGAAAAAATACTGCCGCTGTTTATCCACATCATAAGGTAGGATTTCAGCCGGCAGCCGCTTCTGGTTAATCCAAAAGGATGCTACCCAGCTTGCTTCTCCGTCTTGCTTGATGAGTTTTTTGCTTCTTTCAGTAGCGCATCTTTCGTCTCTTGAAATTTGTTCACTGCCTTACTTAGCTCAGCGTAATCGGCAGGGTTGTCTAGGATACGCGGTGGTAGTTCATATTTACTGGTGCAATTGAAGGCGAGTAGTAAATCTTTATTGTTCCAGTCAAATTCATGTTCGGTTGCCTTAACGATCATGACGTCGATCTCGTTATAGGAATCTTTCGGATCACCATTTTCCTCATAGGCCAGTTCGTAAGAACGACGCACTTCGATGGTGGTCAAACGGCGAACAGACCATTTTTCTCCGTCTGCCGGCACAGTAATGGTATCGTCGTTACTGCCTGCTTTGCCCTTGGATAGATATTTTTCTAATTTGTCGCTCACGGGAAAACCTCCATATATCTTTTTAAAATCAAAAAGCCACCTTTAAAAGGTAGCCTTGAAAACTTTGTATTAATATACTTCTTTAAACTGCATAAAAGGATTAATTATATTATCCCTATCTAGGCTCATTAACAATGAAGCGAATATTTCAAGAGATTGTGAAGAACTCATGGCAAGTTCCAAATCATAGTTATTTGCTAGTAAATCATAATTTCCTTGGATAGCTCTATTAATTAACCTTATCTTCCAGCCTGTGCTGCTTCTCTTAAATTCATTATTTTCCTCCGAATATTCAGAAAGACCTACGAATAACCATTCTTCTATACGTGGATCAGCTTCAATAAAAATAACCTTCCCATCTATTTTCTCATGAACTTCATTGTAAGAGTTCACTGCCCTTGTAATCTCGCTTTTATCAAGAACAACTACTACTGAGTTTGTGGGTTCAATATAAGTCTCTAGAAACTCATTAATATTTTTAACTTGAGAAAACGAGCCTTGTATTGATACAATATTAATTTCACTGAGTAAATTTAACTGTCTGACAATAACATTTAGTATTGCTTTATCAGAATTACCTTCAACAATTAATGTTATGCGTTTTGTAGATTTATAATTTTCCAGATCATCTTGTTTTAAATAATAACGCTTGCCATTAATTTTTAAATATTTTCCTTTTTCATTTCTCTTCATCATCTTATCAGTCGGATTTGAATCTTCTTCCCCATTCCCTACGTTTTCAGCTTCTTCATAGTCTTCGATTTCAACTTCACTAATAGGAGGATTTTCAATTAATTCATTATTGGTAACTTCATTATCATTTACTGCAAATATTAAAGATTTTTCAACTTCTGTAATCCAAACTTCTAACTTCTTTTCAAAATCAACTATATTTTCAAAAGATGCAATCCAGTTATTTGTTTTCTTTTTTGTTATCCAATCGAGTAGATCAAAAACTTCATTTGCTTGAACATAAGCTGGCTCAAAATCTTTTATACCCTGATTTTTACGACGAGTATGTTTCTCGTCTAAAGTTCTTTGTCTAGCAAATGTCATAACTTGTTTATTTTGGTTGTAAGCCTCTATTAGTTCACACCATGTAATACTTAATCTGTCACTGGGAACTGTTATCTCCAGTTCCGCAGATCCTGCTTTAATTTTGAAAGGATCTATAGCAAAATTAAATTTCCCTTCATATATACCTCCATATCTTCTATCAATAATGCAAAGTACTATGTCGGCATGATTTATTGCTTTAATACAATGGTCATGTGAATGGAGTCCAGTATTAGCTGGAAAGGTCGGGCTTTCGTGATATATCACTTCATGACCACGTTTTTCAAGTCGATCAACAATTAAAGCACGAAAATCGCTTAAATCGTGACTAGTTGAACTTATAAATATTTTCAAGAGAATCCCTCATCACATAGAATGTTTATACCCTAAATACAATAACATCCTATGGATTTATTTTCCACGACAAAAAATTATATTAATCTTCTCTCTTATTTCTTCAGAAAAAGGACGGTTACCCGTCCCTATGCCATATAATCTGGAAACTGTTCAATGAAATCAAAATCATTCGCTGTACCGGAAAGCGTGATATCGATGCCATTGTTGTCATCAATCTTGGCAACCAGCAGATCCATTTCATCATGAATATGCACACCGCTGATCATCACACGTTCAACATTACCCGTCTGCATGTCCTCAAGAGAGCCGGTAATCCGGTCCAGGAACATCGTCTTACCCGCCTTAAAATCAGCCAGGAGCCTGTAACGAAGAGAGGACTCCAACTTCGACATAACCAGTTTCACCGTGATCTCATACCCGACAATCTGTTTCGTCTTAGACATCTTCCGCGCACGGATAATATCCAGTGTCTCCGGCTTCAGGATAACCTCCACTTCTTTAATGGTCTGAATCGAGTCGCCATTGTCATCCTGCACGGATAAATTACGGCCAATAAGTTCGCGTTCCATTTACTACGCCACCTCCCAATCAATATTAAAGATCTCAATAGCGTCCAAGGGTTTTGCAGACAGGGAGAAATAAGCATAATCCATATCACTTTTCTTCATTGGATGCTCAGTAAATGTAAATTCTGAGCCAATCGCCTTTTGTTCAACACGAGTCTTCAGATAACTAACGACTGCTGCGATAAACATACCCCGACCATCCTTGTCATTGTCCAACTTTGCCTTATTCGCTTTGCCGGCAGCGTAGATGTCATTCAAAATTTGGTCTATCGTCATGGAAACTCGAATCTTACCGAAGTCCTCCCTTTCCCCTGCCCCAAGTGTGGTCAATGTGTTCACTGCCGACTCAATAATATAGTCGTAACCGTCGCGGGTAGCCATCAGTGTGCCTTCGGCCAACCCTTTCAAAACTTCGCTATGACTCCAGTCCACTAGAGCTTCAGTCATTGGTACCTTAACACCCGTAAATGATTTATTCGCCGGTGTTCCAGCTGCAAGTCCAGCCACCCACGCTGCCCAGTGAAGAGAACCATAGGTCTTACCATTGGTGTGTTCACCAGCCAAAGAGCAATTGATGATAAACCGGGCATTGGCCGCGCGACTGCGCGTATTATGATCTTCAATGTCATCATCAGTTTCCAATGCCCCTGCAATGACCAGCTGTGCAAGTTTGCGAGCCTTGGTGCGGCGATCCAGCAACCATTGTTTCGCGGCTGCCTGTACAGCAGACTCTGAGGAAGGTAGATAAACGACATCAAACACTAGACCATCAATGCGATTAAAGATGCCGCTCCAATTGGCTGCCGTGATCGCTGCAGTACCAGTAACTCCGCCAGCCAACTTTGTGTAGGCAACATCAACCAACGCCGTTGCACCTGTGTCCTTAAAACGCACCATGTTGGACTTTTTCAGAGCATTGATAGCTTCAGTTTTATCAGCGATCAAGAACGTCTCAGTATCATAGATACCTAGCGTATCCCGAATGATAATCTCTTTCTTTGTTGCATCTACCAGACTCGCTCGAATTAGATACTCAAAATCATTTCCGCGAGTACCTGGATAACGTGCCTCAATTGTGTAGCTGCTGGCTACTGCAACCGAAGCAACTACCTCATTCCCATTAGTAACCCTATACCCCACTACCATCGCGCCATTCTCTCCAGCCAGTTCCAACTCATCTACAAGTAGACCAGATTCCTTGAAGCGCTCGGACTGATCCGCCATATCCACTGCTTTATTTGGCAATCCCCACTCCGCTTGATACGGTACCAAAACGCGGCCAGATACCGATAGGACACGAGACTTCGCAACCGCCTGAAGCTCCACATACGCGCCTGGTCTATTCCGTTGTATCGACATTCACTGTTTCCTCCTTTGTTTTCAGACCCAAGTAGGCGTCTACTTTTTGAATGACTTCCTGTTGTGACAACAGGAAGTCATCCAGACAATCAAAAAGAGCGCCGGCGATTTCAAAGCGTTCCCGCTTCAAAACCACTGCGCTCTCAATCCATTCCTGCTTTGTTCGCTTGTTCAGGGTATCTGGAACAACATTAGTAGGCTGGCGAATCTGTTTTTTTAAGTTCATGATTCAGTAACTCCTCCCTTTTCTGACCAAAAGAAAAACCGCCTCTCCTTGGGCGGTAATTTCTAAGTACTATCAACCTTCATAAGGTAATGAACAGAGAAAGGTACAAAAGAAATACTATTGAACCTGATTGACTAAATCTATTAGGTCGGATTCATTTAGTTTATAAGTACCTAACTGGTCAAGATTTCCGTTGATATAATACGAAAATCTAGCCAAAAAACCATTCTCACTTTCCCACCAAATGGATTGTGAGGTCTCGTCCTCATCGTAATAGGCTTGTTTTCCATTTTTAAGTTCAATAGGTTCCTTGCCTTGTTCAGATACTTTCTCTGGTTTTTCAATATCCTTGCTCAATATGAACCTTATTTCTTGAGTGGTCTGTTTGTTTTTATAATGAAAAATAAATTGTTGGAGTACTTCTGGATTATCAATAGCTATCTCTGTATAAACCTCATTTACTTCAAATGGAAATCTAAACGGTTCATTTAAATTATAAAGTATTGATTTACTTCTTTCTTCGGTTTGATTTCCGACACTACATCCAGTAATTAGAATTAACAATATTAGAAAAACCAAAGAAATTCTCCTCATTTTCTCACCCCATCTTTACATATTAACGAAAACAGAAGAATTTCGTTGCACATAATTTCCATTTTTCTAAAAAAGATAATCTTAAGTTCAACTTTGTTCAATAAAAAATTCGTTGATCTTATCAACTGGACTGCCATCGCCATTTACAAGCAGCTTTGGAACATGTAGGAGATATGAATACCGAAACGTAACTTCCATCCGATCATTCTGCGGCCGCGTGCGTGGAGCCTCGATCACCATTATGATTCCAAAGCGATGCGAAACCACACAGAATCGTCGCTGGCGGAGGTAAAGGAAGAAGGGAGATAAGTCTAGGGGAATTGGCTCTCCGTCTTCCTCTACCACACTATGGTCGATGTCGTAATGAAAGACTAACCCTACATCCTCTACGATTCGATCTGCCTGTGGAGTATGAGCCTTGTCAGAGACAAGATCCGTCTCAATGAACACACTCGGACGATCAAACTGCCCTGCCAGCCAAAGGGAACGATCTCGAAGAATCGGCAGCTCGGGGTATATCCGCTGCACGATTTCTGCCCAGGCTTTCAATCCCATATCCATCATGACAGCATCCTCCCCAGCTCTTTCTCCAGCCGCTTCATAATCAGTGCATTCATCCCGCCCTCCAATTGCTGAACAGCGATGTCAAAGTAATGCCTACCAATGAACGACCGTGGCTTAGCCATAAATCCGGTCTTCGCCCTGGGATCGTAGACAAATGTTCCATTCGTTGCCCAATAGCCTGGGACAAAGTGAGCCTTGTGGATGGTGTAACCATCATTAAGATGGCGTGCATAAGGAAGATTAGAACCGACTTCGATAGTAATAGAATTGCGGTCAACATCCCATTCCCAAATGTTATTGTCCTCTCCACGAGTAAAGGAGTTCCACATCAATCCAGTGTCAATCAGATCCTGTTTATCAATCTCATCGATGACCAGGTTCAAAAGTGTTTCGCCCACAGCCTCAGCAATGTTCTTAAGGATCTGACTAATCCCTTCGTCGCTCAGCTTTTTGAATTTCTTCGCTAAACCATCAAAGTCATGCATGTTCACTGCCCTTCACCTCACAAGTCACCAATAACTCACGCCAGTAACGGCGTGGGTTAGAGTCAATCACCAGATACCGGCGTCCGAATAGTAGTACTTCGTCACTTATTCGGACGTCCGATGTCTTCGGCACACCTATTGTCTTTTTGACAATGTATATGACAGGAGTGGAATCTGCTTTGGCATCAGTCTGCGTCTTAACAACGAAACATTTCAAATCTGCGATCTTTCCTGCTTTCCGATCGCTGAATAGGTTGTCCGCATCCTGCTGACGACCGACCCGGTACACTGCCAGCGGTGTATTCATGCGGTGATTCATAGCAAATAGGCCGTGATGTTCCCATCATCCGGCCCGGCCTGCTGCTTCTTGACCCACAGGAAGAGGATAGAGTCCACATCAGCATTGCCTGTAGTCTTCCCTTCAACTGCCTGTCGGGTATATGTCCAAGCGCCGTCACTTTCCGCTGAATAACCGCGGGCAACGGAAGCCAGGTATTCTTCGCTATCCTGCAGAGCCAGTGACTCCGCCAGTTTGACCCAAGCCAACATGAGCTGCTTGTCTGCCACCTCCGGAAAAGGAACAGGCAAATACAGCTCAATCCGGGTCTGTGCATCATCAATATACTGCTCAAGCTGTTCACCAGTCGCCTCCTGCACGGTGCTGACGCGGCTACGGCTCTTAAGGAGTGTTACTGTCAGCATCGGGCACACCGCCGCCTTCTAGTGCCTTTAGTTCATTGATAAGCTCGGGCTTCTTCATATCCGCAAAGCCTTCAATACCGGCTTTCTTCGCCTTATCCTTCAGTTGCGGTAGAGACAAATCTTCCAGTGGAATGATCTTTTCCGTTTTGACCTCAAAGTCAGGATGCTCATGCAGTTTTTCTAGCACAACTGAATCTTCCACCAATACCGGCTTAGCCGGCTCAAAACGAATACTATACAGCCGAAGTGAGGCGTTCTTGCCTCTGTAGGTCACGTATGGCATTAGAATTCCACCCCTTCCACGTAGGCCAGAGCTTGCGGCTCTTCGAAGATGGCATCAAAGTCGGAATGAATCGCATAGAAACGCTTATCAGTCCAGATTGCCTCCTTACCCTCAGTCGTCTTCCGGATCTGCATATCGTAGGTGTGAACCATGGCGAAGTTCGGCTGATACGTAAAGAGAATCGCACCTTCAGGCATACTCCAGACCTCTTCGACATCATAAGCATTGATCTTCTTCACACCGCCCATGATCTGCAGCTGAATGGATGCACTGGTGTCTTTCTCGGCCAGCATCTGAAGACGTTCGCTGAAAGTATTTGGATGCAAGAAAAATTTGAACACGCCGCCGGCTCTGTACCGGGTCGGGATCGCCCGCTCCACCTCAAACAAAACCCCAGTTTTCTCTTTAGCCGAAAGTGTTTTCCAATCTAAGTAATGACCAGTGGTACGCGCCTTTTTCAACCAACCATCATTTATGCTCAGAAACTCATAATCCGGATCAGTGTTCGGGGTTGCTTTATCACCATTAAAGCCGATGTCCTGCATATTCTCACCGTAGTTGTTTGCCATAGCCCGCATGATGATATCCTCTGCGTTTTGGCCACGTACCCGCTGAGTCTGGCGAATAAATTCCTCAGTAATATCAAATGGAACAATTACTGGCTCCACTGAATACGGAATCTGTGGAAAGGTCAGACCAGGCGTGTTGGAAGCCATAATATTCTCTTTTTTACTACGCATGTTACGGCCACGTACACCGACTTTGTCAATGGTCCCTTTGGAACTCTTTCGATTCTCATGGCGAATACCTTTTAGGAAGCCATTAGCTTCGTATGCCATATCCGTGAAGGCTTCGACTTCCTCATAATTTAGAGCGTTTTGGTCCATAGGTGTGACGATAGTTGATTTCTGGATGCTGGTTCGAGCAATATTTCCGTTTGTTCTCATGATTTGCATTCCTCCTTCGAATTACAGGAAGCGTCCGAAACTAACGGCGCCTTCTGATTTGCTGATTTCTTCTTCATCACCTTGCACGGAAGCACCACGGCTATTCTTTACCAGCTGCACGTCAGCTGCCAGCGTCTGCATCTGCTGACTCAGCGGTTCAAGAGCCTTGGCAATGGCGTCGGTTATCGCAGTCTCTTCTGCGGTCGCAGTCGAAGCTGCACCGCCTGCAGGTTGGTCACCTTCGACACCTTCCTCTTTCTTTAGCTCCGCAATCTCTGCCGTCAGGCCTTCTACCTGCTTGGCGATCGGGGCCATTGCGGTCGTAATGGCCTTGGCAATATCTTCAGCTTTCAAATCGTCATCCTCCTCGGGCTCTTGCTCTACAGGAGCCGTTTTATTTTTAAGTTCGGTCAATGCAGCGATCGCATCATCTACGTGCTTCAGGTTGCCAGCGGAAATTTTCTTACCAGCTTTCGTAATCTGTTCTGAAGGTGTGCCAATGGCTTTTACGATGTCTTCCTTGGTCAGCACATCCTGCGCAATATCTACAAAATCTTGAAGCGCCTCTCGAATGGTTTCAGCATCGGTTTCCATCCCGCTGTTATAACTGTCCCAATTAAAAAGAACCGAGTTGAGGGCATCCTGCGCCGCCCAAAATTCTCGGTTCTTCCGGTTCTTATGGTATTTATCAGCGACCGCGCCCTTTTCGATCAGGCCCAGCGCTTTAGCTATACGGCTCAAGATTCCCTTGGATACCTCCTCTTCCTCCTCGATCTCCTCACGCTTACCAACACCCCACATGGAAAATCCGGTGATTCCGCCTTTCTTAATGTCCTCCCAGGTGTCGTCGTCAGTAACTTTCACCGCTGCCACCCAGGAGCCCTTCACAATTTGCTGATCACCGAGCGTCATGTCGCAGGGAGCAATATAAGACTCAATGACAAATCCCTTGTCGACTTCGAGATCGTGCTGTTTATCGATGTTGTAGGTGTGCTGCTTCTCCATAAAGAGATGGGCTGCCTTCTCAATCTCTATTTCATCCATTTGATCGTCATGTGCGTCTACCACATCCGGCTGATAAACCACGCCTTTGACAATCCGCTTATCGTCGTCGATTTTGGCGATCTGGACTTGTTTCTGGATAGCACCGGCTTGATTGGCTTTTTGAGCCTTAATGATGGCAAACGGCACTCCGTTAGCTCCCTTGTCTACTAGAGAGATGTGCGTGATCTTAGCATCTTTCAGTTTATAGCTCATGTTCTGTTCTCACCTCCTTTCAATAAAAAAGAAGCTATTATTGATGACTCCTTGCAGATTTCGAATTATAATGGTGTCAAACTTCGTAAAACAAATAATAGACTGAGCCTAATAATAGAACGGCGGCAATCATGGACAAAAATTGCCCTAGACTACCGCCGGTTTTTAACTATCGTGTCCCGTTAGCTAAACGAAGGTTGGCGGAGAATACCCTAATGTTAGCAATTGATCGACGGCTCGGGCCTACTTTTTGGATAGACCTCAATCCAGGTATTTGGCGAAGCGCTCCGTTATTTGGATGCCTCTATGCCAATCCGGCCCTCCGTTTTCAATCGTCCAGCACGCCTCAAGCACGCCTCGTACCACACCCCACATCGCGATTCGGCGAGGGTCCAGGCCAAGGCGATCGGCCATAATCGCAATCCGGCCCCGTAGCACCTGCTCGCAATCACCACCTCGATCAACGTAGTTAAGCAGATACTGGATAGTATCAAAATGGATATCGCCGATGATGCCTTTGGGGTCAATGACAACCCATTGCTCTTCTCCTTGGCGGAGGATGTTTTCATGATGCAGGTCTCCATGCAGTAGTAGATTCTCTCTCGTGGTCGTAATGAGATACGCCAGACATTCTTCGGCATTTTCCACCCAGCTCTCAGGCAGTGGCGCTGCAGTGTTTACATCGTCGAATCGCTCGCGGTATCGCTCGATTGCCGCGAAGTGTTGCTTCATGGACGGGTACAGACTACCGGTTGGTGCAGGAAGGTGAAGGCGGCGAAATACTTCGCAAAAGATATCCGTCGCACTCGCATCATCCTCAATTGTCGACAACGGTGTGCCAGGGTCGGCACCCTCCAGCAGGGCCACGCCCCACTCCTCGTCTGCATCTAGCACATGAATCGCCCCCCGGCCCTCATAGGCACGAAGCACACTAACTTCCCTAGAAAGCTCGTCCTTCATGAAAGATGATTTTAGGACTGCTGGCTTCCCATCACTGCGCTTTGCGCGGAGTACGAAGTTATAGGATAAATTGGAAAATGGAGCTTCTGGACTAAAGTCGAAGCGGCTTGCACAGTCGGTAATCAACCCAGGCAGCACTTCCGCCCATGCTATGCCTTGCTTACCGTAGAGTTCGTGCATTCTTTCAATAAAAGTATCAGGGATCACAATCATGCCGCAATGGCTCCTTTCAGCGAAGTAGTCTGCTTCTACTCTTCTTCGACATGAGATGATGTAAAATCCTGTTTCGCCCAACTCCAGCATTCTTCTGATAAGTTGTAGGTTAATTTACGGTGAAACCGTATCATGAATGAATAAGAACTTTTTTTAAAGTAGTACGCTAAACTGCCCATTAGTTGAACAAAGGGCTACCTCTCGGTAGCCATCTCATTATTGACTATAGTTTCCCGTTAGGTTAATGAAGACCCTTTAAAAGCCAATAAATCTTTTGTGTTAATATGTTTAATATCAGAAATTTGCCCACTTGTAAGCATCTCATAAAGACCGTCAGGAACAAGTTTATACTGAAGGTTTTCTTCAAAATCATCTAAGCTCTTCCAAACAGCTATAAACTTTTTGTCCCCCTCAATCCCTTCAAATTCATTCTTGTTATAGTCATCCATTCGACTAAAGCTCGCTTCATAAATAAAATCATATTCATGCCCAATTTCTCCGTACCAAGGGAAGATGTGCTCGATAATTCCTATCAATTTTGGTTCAATAATATCAATATTAATTTCCTCTTTTACTTCGCGTATTACAGCTGATTTGCTATCTTCCCCATACTCAATCGTGCCACCAACTGGGCGAAATGTAATGATACCATCTTCTTCCGGGAATTGTTCAAGTAATATTGATTCTCTTCTTTTAATAATGCAAAGAGAACAAGCCCTATACCGCAAATTTTTCACTCCTCATAGTATTTGATGTTTCAAATATATTCCATATAAGTATTGCGTTATCCTGCCCGTTCGCTTAATGATCATCATCAGTTTATTACTCTATTTACTCAGTCTTCTATTCCTCATTCAAAATAATCCCCTCCACTTTTTTTGTAATTCATATTAACTAAAAGAAGAAGATTAGTTGGGAAATTACCTTTTTCATTCCATTACAGATTGCATCGTACACCGGCAGCGGATAATCTCCTCAGCATGTCCAGAAGGATCTCCCGGAAACATCAACTTACTCTTACCGACTTCAAAAGGCTTGTTCAGCGGCTGCACCTGGCCATTGGCTTTACGGTGTGTCTTACGGGTCCGATCGCCCTTGGAAGACCTCCACTTCTTACCAGTGACCACCTCAGATTGCTTCCAACCCTCCATCTTACCGCCGTTGGCCGCTGCCGTGCTCATTGTACGAGAAACGGTAATGGCCCTCTCCATGTTGAATGGACCAGCATCACCTTTAGCGGCCGCTGCGCTTATCTCTCGTACTAAAAGCGCTCGCTCAGAAGGGGTCTTTCCCTCCTTAATAGCTTTCTGAAAAGCCCGAGTCATGACATCCGCGCTGGTGCCGTTCATATCTGGCACCAGCTTCTTGAGGTTCTTCGCAAATCGGGAAGCCGCTTTGTTTTTGGTGGACCAGGTCTTGTTGGTGTTCAACACCGTCAACTCCGATTCACCAGCCAAATGGTACATTGGAGTGAAAGCATCATACACCGCTTGTTCAAACTGGACTGTAAAGAGATCCCCGCTTTGAACCGACAGCAGAACCTTCCCAAGCTCACCAATATCAATCAGCAACTCCTCACTAAGTTCCAGGATCGCATCATGCAGAGCCTTCCCTTGCAGCTCAAGGATTTCAACTATTCGGGTTTCACCATGCTTGTACAGCTCCTCTAGCACCGTCCGCTCCGCATGGGTGAGCTCCAGGCTATCCAGAAACTCTGTATCGTCCGCTTTGGCGATTCGCTCCCAGCATTCCTTACACATGACCGACTACCTCGTCATGACTCTGCCGCAACAGACGCTTGGCAATGGTGGATACCTGCTCTTGCAGATTGTCTACATCAGAGTTAGGCTCTGGCACAGTTAATGCAGGCTGACTATTAATCAGTTGAGCAATCGGTGTATCCAAATATTCATCAGTGTATTTTGACTCATCGACCGTTGTATCAAGTACCTCTTCAGCGATCGGGATTAAATCTCTGATCAACATAATGCCTCGGTCTGCGATAAAGTCCAGCAGCGCCTTGCGGTCTTCTGGATCAATAATGCGCGGTCCACGCAAAGTCGCCCGTACACGGAAAATGCCCATAGCCGGGAATAAGCGTTTATTAAAGATCTCGTCCATGATCCACTTGCGGTAAGGCTCAAAGACCTGCTCCTCTGCAAACCGCAGCGCGGCCTGCGCTGTTGCACGGTTATAATCGGAACTCTGACCTACCAAAATTGGCGGAAGCCGGAACGCGGAGAGGATATCGGCTTTCTTGTCCTTCCCGTATTCCAGGAACAAGGCATCCTGTTGCAGTAGATCATTCAGCTTGTCCAGCTTGATGGTCACCTTCTCGACCTTCTCATCCAGCGGCCCGCCGGTCTCTTCTCCGATTGCTTCCAGGTACAAGATGCCACCCTGGGATTGCGAACCTTTTACATTCCGTAGCAACTCCATTGATTGCTTCGTCAGTCGGCCATTGGTCACAGTCAGCAGCATGGAGAGCATACGTCCATTGGAAAAATAGGAAACGTTCAGCTCCTCTGCCTCCCGGCTGCCGACCACCCCCGGAGCATTTCCGAACCAGCGCGGCTCCCCATAGGGGCCGTCATTCCCCAGCTTCAGGGAGATGATCTGATTGCCCTGGCCCTCTGTTCCGAACGGCCTGAACCACACCACCGACTGCCCGCGCTTCATCGCATATCTCCGAGCGTAGATGTCCTGTGAGAACTCCTCAACCTTCTTCAATGACCGAATCAGCCGCTTACGCTTGATCGTCACCTTATCCGTCTCCCGGGTACAACGAACGAATTTCGGATTGATTCGGTAGAGTGTCGGGAACTCACTGCCGGCAGGCCAGGCGACCTCCACATTTGCATTCCCGCTGCTCTCGATGTCCTCAATCAAGGAGCCGATAATCTCATCCGGCGTATCCTCCAGGTTACAGGTCTCCAAGAACTTATCAGCCTTGTTCCACTCCTCCTGCGCGGTCTGATCACTCTCACCAGGGAGGTACTCCAAAGCAATACCATATCCAGCAATGTTTCGCTTGTACGCCTCGATGCACTGTGGGATGATGTTGCTGTTTTTCACCAGTAGTTTGCAGGAAGCAGGGTCATTACCTGGCGGAAACGGCAGCAGCCCGTGCTGATCGTATAGGTTTTCAAAACTATCCGGTAGCTGTGCGCTCGAGGGAATATGCCTTTCCTCTGCTTTTGATATTTGGAACCACTGTGCCTCGCCACTCATGCCTTACACCCACCCCACATCATTATCAGATCGCTCCTCTCTCTCTTTTTTACGCTGCTTCACACGCTGTAGCAGATAATCCGTATGGATACCGTACCTACGCGCGTCACAGGTATGGTCATTTTGCTTAATGGGCTTGTCCTCGCCGCGTTCAGCAGCTTTTTCATCCCAAACGTAAGACACCAACTCCTGAAGGGAATTGGTGTTATCAGCACAGATATAAAGTTCATTATTCTGAAATCGGTTGGATACCGTCTGAATACCATCTAGTACAGTATTCACAGCAGCACGGATATTGTTGATCCCCCGCTTCTTCAGTTCAATAATAAAAGCCTTTGCTGACGGGTCGATGAAGATTGAATACTCATCGCCATCAAGAAAGGCTTCCAGGTCATCCGCATATTCACCATTCGTTTTCTCTCCCTTATGGCGGATATTGTGATAATACTCATCCAGCTCATAATAGACGTTCCCTCGGACTCCGTATTTCAGAAATGCCGTCGGGTTGTTGGCCCCGTAGTCAATACAAATGAACTTGCGATCAAACTTGGCCGGGAACCAGTCTCTGGGTTTCTTATGAACTGCATCATTAAACTTAGAGAAAATCACTCCCTCTGCCATTACCCAAAGCCCCAGGATGTACCTCTGATAGAATATCCCACTGTACATCCGTCGGTACCGCTCCCGCACACGCTCGGAGAGAGACAAGTTGTCCTCCATTGTGAAGTGCAGATGCAGAGCGTGCTTCTTCTGCAGCTGGTCCAACCACTCCTTTTTGAACCAGTGATACGGGCCTGCCGGGTTGCAGTTGAACCAGAGCTTGGCACCATCTACGGAACAACGAGCAGTCGCTTGGTCAACGAAGGACTTCGGCATCAAGGCAACCTCATCGAAAAACATACCGGCCAACGTTATCCCGGCAATCAGATCCTGAGAACTTTCATCTCGTCCACCAAATAAAAAGAACCGGTTGCTTATTAAGCCCCGGGTCACAGTCAAAACATTTTCAGATCGATTGTCATGAACATGATACCCACGGCTGGCCAACATGCGTTTCAGTGGACCGACCACGTTACGTCGTAGCGCACCAATGGTCTTTCCTGACATGCCGAACTGTTCTCCTCGGAAGGTGTCCATTGCCCAGGCTATATAGGAGAATGACATGCAGACCGTCTTGCCGGCCCGGACGGAACCATCACAGATGATTGCATCTTTATCGTGGTGCGGGCTCTCTGGCATCCACCAAGTCAGAACTTTAAGTTGCTTGTTGGAGAATGGAGCCCATTTGAATGCCGGCGGCTTGAGTTTAAGCTTCGCCATAGTTCCACACCTCCGCCGCCCTACCTTTCAGCGCATCCATAAAGCCATCGTCTTCGAAGTCTTCCTTACCCCCGCCACGAAGCATCTGTAACTCATACTCCATGGTTTCGATGCGAATACGCTTCTCGTCATCAGTTAGGCGGTTCTTGAGCTCGATAGCTCTGATCTTCTTATCTTGTATGCGAGTCAGAGCCTCTTCCAACTTCACGATGTCGTCCAGTTTGCGGAAGCCCTTCTCCTCAATCTTAGACTCCATCATTTCATTACGGCTATGCGGGATTTTCTTCGTAATGCCGGTCTTCTCATCATGGATCTCCGCGACTTCCTTGATGGCCTTCATTTCGTAGAGCACGCTGCGTTCGGTCTCGGATAACCCATCCATCAGGGATTTGATCCGGTGCATCATGCGGCGCTCACGGATCGCTAGGAGGTAAAGAGACTCATTCGCTTGATTGATAGGGTCGGTGTCCACCTGATCGATTAGCTGTTGCTCGATTTCAGTCAGGGTGTCCATCCAGATCGTTTCATGCTCACCAGTAGTGACGGCCTTCTTGTTTCCGACAGGTCCCCCAGATCCGCCGCTATTTCCCTTGGCATTTTTATTGCCTGGGGGAGCACCGCCGCAATTACCGACTGCGTTTTTGTTCCCTTTGGGAGCGCCGCGATGTGGAGCGTTCCCTTTCATTTCAATTGGAACGCTCCCTTTAGATACAGGTGGAACGTTCCCTTTGAGTTCCTTTTCCCAATGATCAATTGACTTCCATTTACGCACCTTATTTTCGCCAACAAAAAGAGCAGCGGCAATGTCCTTGAGCTTCATTGTCCCGCTGCTCTCCAGCCACATCTGTCTTGCCTTGTCCCTCTCGGGACTTCGTGCTCTGACCATCTACATATCACCACCTCACCTCCAACAAAAAAGCAGCTCATTTAAGAGCTGCTCACAATAGGAATTATTTCATACCATAAAAGTTATTTAAATTTACTAAAGAAAACTCAATACCAAGATTGTGCAGTTGATCTTTACGTTTTTCATAGAATTCTTTTAGCAGCAACTTTTTCTCTTTCGGACGAGAATGATGGATCATACGATGACAATTAGGACATAAAGCAAGAATATTACTTTCAGTATCAAGAGATACATTCTCAAAATCATTTTGAAATTTCATTGGTATTAAATGATGAGCTTCAACATAATTTTCCTTGCTCACACTTGAAATGAAGGTACTATGATTAATGTCGAATTCACACTGAAATAGAGCTTTTTTAATTGCTCTCTGAGCTACTTTAGGATCTCTATCCCATACTTTGACTCCATTTAAAATTCTTTGTTTCTTCTTCTTTTTTGGAACTTCTGGTTTATCTTCAACTTTTCTGAAGTCAGTTTCTAATGAGTTCTGATAGTCCCCATCTTCCAAGTCTTCATCGGACATTAAAAAGTTATTATTCAAATCATTAACTAATGCATCAACGTTCGGGTATTTCTTCATACGAATTTGAAATTTTGTTTCTTCAATATTACTGAAACCTTGTGGTATAAAGTTCGTCTTATATCCAAAGAACGATGAGAACATTTCTTTTGAAAAATTAACTGACTTCACTTCTTTAAGAAAGTAAATATACTCCCATGTTCTATCTTCATTATCAGTTCCCCAGATATACTCAGCAACTTCCCTGTTGATTGTTTTGACTACTACCTTCGCGTAGGACCTAAAACCCTCTTTGACATAAACCAAAACCCCGTCCCCGACCTTAAGATTGCTCCAACGTTTTTTATTTGAAGGACCTGGTACAGCTCCCCACATATGAACATGTTGATCTAAGCCTTGAGTCATCAGCTCATTTTGTACTGCAGGGTCTATTTTCTCAAGAAGAGGGGCAATTAGATATGGTTTAGCAACTGTATCTTCGTAATGCTTTCTAGCATTTTTATCACAGGCAGTGAAATAATAAAGCATTGAAATCTCCCTATAGTTCAGTGTATTTTTTATTAGATCCGAATGCTTTATGAACAGGATACTTATCAGCATTCTTCTTTAATTTATTAAGCAATACCTGCCTTGGATCAATTCCAAGATCGTGACACATTAGCAAGGCGTAGTACATTACGTCTGCCAACTCATCTTGAATCTCGTCTCTTTTCTGATCTACGGCCTCTTCACTACTTTTCCATTGAAACAGTTCAAGAAGTTCGCTTGCCTCTAAATTCAATGAAATAGCAAGGTCTTTAGGATTATGGAACTGACTCCAATTCCTTTCGTCTCTAAACGCGACGATTTTATCGATTAACTCATCCAATGTTATTCACCTCGTCTCATGTTTCGACAAAAAGGAAAGCATTACCTTTAAATTTTACAAACAATAATATCAAAGTATACCTCTAAAGCAATTACCATAAATCACAGTTCTTCTCGCTGTAGTTCAATATCTATCTCAATCAGCTTCTTCAGATCGTCCACAGTCTTGATCTCAATCCGCCCGTCCTGGAAGTCCTTGACCCACTTTGCAATGCCAGCCTTAACGATCTTACGGTACTGAGCCTTGCTTTCTAGGATACCAGCCATAACTTCAAGCTCATGCTGCAATAAAATTTCATCTCGTGTTCCCATTTACGTACCCCTCGACTTTCCGTTATGATGGAATGCGAGACAGCGGATGTCCGAAAATGCCACGCGTGGCGCGCCGCTGTCTCAGCCGGGGGATACCCTGGGTGATGGGGAGGACGTTCAAGCGTCCTCCTTTTAATTTGGGCAAAAGAAAAACCGCCTATAATTAGACGGAGAGTTTTGTGTGATCGTTTTTCATTAGTTGATAAGTCAAGCAAATATTATTCTGTTTTGTAAAACCGTTTGCTATGAATATTTTTTAATTTTAACCCATTCTCCTACTTGTTCTATAGTTTGAAAATCTTTAAACGTCTCATTTTTCACAAGTGTTGTAATCAGGTTTTTTAATAAGGAGAACACTTCATAAATAACATTTTCACTAACCTCATGGCTCCCACCATGTGCAATCGCAGATCGTATTCCATAAATACTTTTAATCATTTTTTCTATTTTTAGTCTATCATTCAAATCATCTGAAATAATGAAAGCAGCAAATTCCGCCATTTGATAAGTAATTGAAGGTGACACCATAGAACCTTTCTGTTGAAACTGTAATAAAGCCTCTAAAGCAAAAACATATTGAGTTAAGGCTCTTGCTTGTTCTTCATCCCGTAAGGCTTTACCTGACCAAGCTATAGCAGAGATAATACGCTTTTCTAATTCAGTCGGATTTTTTTTACCGAGTATCTCCCATAATCTATCATGACCATATTCCGGATCATTAATCGGAAACTTATGAAGATGAATGGGCTTAATCGCCCCACTCATCTTATTCGTTGAACTAGTGATCTCGTCTGAAAGAAGAATGCCTGTTGTTCTTTTAAATACATTAAAATTAAAAATACCTACATCATATCTTTTTTCTATGTCACCGATCATAAATCGGATAGTATCTTCAAACTGTCTTAACCTCAAAAGCGCTTTTTCATTAGCTCTCGATGCATCTCTAGTTTTTTCGACAACACCAATAATAACTTCACTTTCTAAGGATATTTCATCTAAATCATCTAGTTCAACTTTACCATGTGGATATTTCTCCAGTAAATTTTCTCGATGAGTTTTTGTATTATAAATTGTGTACGGTCCTATTATTAATGGGTGACCTTTAAAATATTCCGCACCATACAAATGATACAATACTTCGAATGAATAGATTGGCTCACTCTTGAGATTTTTAAACAAATCTTTTATGTAGTCTAAGATCAGTTTACCCTCATCAACACACTTTCGGACTAATATGAATAATTCAGAGCGTACTCTATCTCGTGAAATAGTGTCATAAATCTCTCTGTCTTTGGTCCACATGTACTCAACAGTGTCAGTAAATGCTTTAACATTATCTATTCCACGAAATGTTAGGGCACCATCACCCATTCCATTGCACATATACGGTTCTCCTATTTGTCTCTCTACGTATCCCTGTTCCACTCTTAACAGTAAATCATTAACCATATCTAAAACTTTAGTATGATCCACGGACTCACCTACCAACTAAGATATATTTTCTATCAATAATAACATATATTTAGATGTATCGATATTTACACCTTTTTATCTATTTTTCACTTAACCATTGAAGATTGATCTGCTCCGCTAACTTCTTCATCATCAACGGCGGAACGCTCATACCGCATACATACTGCACATTAGCATCCATAAAATCATAATCCGAAGGAAATGTCTGCATACGAATCGCATCCATATCGCTGATGTGTCTCGGCTGATCCGTCCGAAGAAACACAGATGAACTGGCTAGAGTGTTCGCTACCTTCTGATCTTTAAGCAGGATCGTGTTGAAGTTGCTCATTTTCCCTTCTTCTCGTTCAGTCACATCGCCCATATTTAAATCTGGTGGACGTCGTTTATGCCAGCGGGTATATGTCTTGCTATCTGGATTTATCGGAGAACCCTCTCCACTACGAATATCTCCATATAGTATAGGCGGCTCGTTGAATTCCAATTGGAGCGATGGAAGGTTTTGATCCTCCCGAGAAGCGATAAAGAAAAGGCGTTCCCTTTTTTGAGGGACGCCCATAGTAGCCGAATTTAGTAGAAAGAGTTGTGGCTTATACCCAAGCTCTCGAAAGCGAGACAAGACCAAACTGATGAAGCCCCGGGCTTTTCCAACCATCATGCCTCGAACGTTCTCGGCGATAGCCACCTTGGGCCGAAGCTTCTCAGCCACATCCAAGAAATCAAAGAATAGATCATCCAGTCGCTGCACTGCCTGTTCCTCGCGGAAAGCATGCTCCCCACCCCACTTGTCCTCTCGATCTCCTGCCATGGAAAACACGCTACAAGGCGGCGAACCATCCAAGATATCTAGGTCAAACAACTCAGGTGGAAGCTCTTGATTAGGCAACGCCTTGAAATCCTGAATGGGCAACAAAAATGGATACTTCGGCTTATGATTCTGCCGATAGATCCGCATCATCTGTGGGTCGATCTCTACATTGCCCAGCACCGTGTATCCTGCCAGCTTATATCCCATCGTAGAGCCACCGCCACAGGAGAAGCAAGAAAATACCATTCTCCCATTCTTCTGGACGTTGGAAAGATCTGATAACCTCCAATCCCATGCTGGACGACTCATGAAGCGTCCTCTTTATCAAAGACGAATCCACAACGAGGACATTTACAATCAAAGCGTGACTCATCGAATTCACTGACATCTAACTCACGGTTCTGGAAATCTCCAAGCTGATCAGCAGCCGGCTCAGTGAAATCAGCGATTAACCTCTCAGCTTCTCCTGCATCAAAACCGGACAGCGCCAGATCGGCCCCACCCTCTTGCAGCTCACCTAGTAATTGCGCCAGCGCCTCGTCATCCCAGCGACCAGACACTTTATTCAGTGCCAGATTCAGCAGTCGCTCCCGATCCGGGTCTAAGTTGACTACCGAAACGGCCAGTTCCGTGCAGCCCTGCTCATTTACCAGCACCTTGTATCGTTGGTGGCCGCCGACCATGTTTCCGGTCTGTTCATTCCACACAATCGGGTCAATGTAGCCGAATTCATCCAGGCTGCGGCGAAGCTTCTCGTATTCTAGATCTCCCGGCTGAAGGTCGACGCGGGGGTTATAGACAGCTGCATTGAGCTGCTCGATCGGTATGATTCTGATGTCCATGGTGGGGCCTCCCTAAAAAATGAAAAGCCACTCCGTAGAGTGACTTAAAGTATGTATCTTTATTTATATCTTGCATGTAGTTCCTCAAGAGATTGTCTTGCAGCAGATCTCTTTTGTAACTCCTCCTGCTTATTGATTTTTTCGTCGAGAATGAACTCAATCCCTATTCTCACAGCAGGAAAAGCTTCTTTACATTCCTCTTCACTTAATTCATGTATACCTTTACTAAGTATTGAGTAAATAAATCTATTTTCAAGCAAAAATGCAGGAACATATTCCTTTAATAAGGCTATCTTTTCATTCATTCTTGATGAAGAATACTCTGAATCATCCCATTCCGGACTTCCTATAGCCTGTTGATGTGCTTCTTCAATCAAATTTTCAAAAATACGTCTTAAATAAACAAATGATCCTATACCAACACCATGAGCAAATAATCCTATAGCCTTATTGAGTTCGTGGTTGTCAGTCCTCCCCAATACTTTCGAGTATTTTTTTGTATCTGCATTACTTAAATCTGCAATTGAGGGATACTGCCCAACTTTAGTAAGTTCAATATAATGAATTGAAGGTTTGTAGAGCCTAAAATAAAAACTAATAGTATGGTGCTCATTACGAGAACAATGTAAAGTCAAACTTTTACATACTTCTCTTTGGCTAGGAATAGTATCCACAAAAGGAATACTGGCACCGCCAATACTATGGGGTTCTGGCACCTTTGTGAAAACACTTCCCCTCTCACACTTAGGACAGTAGCAATCGTAAGTATATTCTCTGGTGAAAATTTGATTCACTTCCCAATAGCTACCCAGATCATATTTTTTTGTGTAGTACATGCCACTATTAAAAATCTGTACATGAACATCTCTCATATAGAACCTCTTCCTTTTGATATTAGTTTATATGAAGAAGTGTATTCTATATTCTGTATACCATTTCCTTCTCAGATTTATCTTTCATAATTATTGCATTTGAGTTGAGTTGGTTTTTCATCTTTGGGCAGGCAGATATCCGGCAAGAGATGAAGAGAATCAGCCTGTCCCGCTCCTATTTTCCCTTCACCACACAAACACACGTTCTTTCATATTAAGCCTGAGAACGGCTCACAGAAGGCTGTTTATAGGCAAAAAAAAGCACCCTAATAGGATACTTTTGCATTATATTTCATAGTTTAAGCATATATTTCCCATTCTTTTTTACTATTACTCCTTTATTCAATAATACTTGAACTAATATAGTTACTTTACCTTTGCTAACCGAGATTTTTTTGCATAGATCATCTAACCATATGCCATTACTACCTACTTTTTCTAACTGCTCTATAATTAAATTTTGTACATTTGTTGAATCTCCCTGTGCATTAAGGAAACTTGAGACATCCTCATAATTTTCTTCATTATATTGAAGTGCACTTTCTAGCATATTAGTTAACGTATTAAGTTTTCCTAATAACTTAGTCTCCTCAGGAGATTGTTCATCTTCAGAGGCAGTTTGCGTAATCTCTTTTGCTTCTTGAATTATGTTAGTTGCGTCTTTTAAAACACTTTGGACCTTACCTTTATTTAAAAGATCTACGAATAATTGATCATTTGAAAAATCACTCGGGGCATATAACACCTTATGATTAAACAAAAGCACAAGAAAAAAAAGCCCCACTAAACCAATAGGAAATAGCATGACGAACCAAATAAATATTTTTTGAATCTCTAAAGGTAATCCTAGTAAAACTCCTGTACCAGCTATTTCAGCAATTCCCGCAAAAATTGCTATTATCGTAAGTGGATTCTGCACTTTGGTTCTATTATTCATTATCATCCCCCCAAAACAATACTAAGCCACAAGTTAAAATCTTACAATATTTTTATATTTCTACTTAGTTTTTTTTACACAGATCGGCCTTCCACAAAACTGCGCTGTTCCTTCCCAACGGCCCCATATGCAACCCTTACACTTAGTTGGCTGCCGAGGCGGATCTTTTAATCGCCGTTGCTGTTTTTTCTTCTTCAAATTAACTCCCCCAATAGAAAAAGCCACCCAATAATGAGCGACTTTAGCTTTGATATGTATGATTTTTAGCGATGAAATTTCGTTTCAGACAAATTCACACGCTTATAAAGAACGGCGTCCGCTACGCATCCGCAGCAAATGCGCTGTGCTCTTTGCTTAAAATCTTTACGGACTTTGTAAAAAAGGAGAACAAGACCATTTTACAGAGCCGGTGAAATAAGAGTCAAAGCCACCGTCGGTGAATATAAGGCTTTTGCACATCTATTTACATGTCATGCTTTGTATTGCTAACTATTTCGCTTAAGCACTCGTCTTAGCATTACTGGCTCTTTTAGCAGCTGTCATCTTCTCTCTCATTTGCAGAAGCATTTCAATAAGTTCTTCACGGCCGATGAGACGCACATTATTTGAATTCGCTAGCTTGTAAGCCTGCTCAGTATAATCTCTGTTCGTTACAACCCAAGCAGCTGACGCGCCGTAATGCGAAACTGCGCCGCGAACCTCTTGAACTGCCTTCAATCCAACATTCTTACTGTATCGCTTAGCCTGGACAACAATTCGCTTCCCGTCTTTAGATAGGACCAGATCAGCGCCGTAATCACCTGTTGCTTGTGTAACTTCAGCTTTGTATCCTTGAGATCGAAATAGGTGGCCAAGGTATTGTTCGAACTGAACTCCCTCCATCTTATCGATCTCAGCAATACCAGATTTCTTCAATCTTTCTTCATGCTTCAATTTACGCGATATCAGTGCCGCAATAACAACTGCTACGACTAGGATACATACAATAATTGAGACCTGAATCGATTTCGTTAATGTATACGTTAAGGCAAGTGATCCGAATAACGATAGTACCATTACCCCGTTTACAAATTCCTCTTCCTGCTTCGCCTTACTCTTTCTTCTTGCCACTTGAAACCCCTCCGCGAATATGATCGTATAGGTCTGTATTCGTCACAAAGGAAGGAATTCCCTCTTTTGGTGTCGAACTTTAGTCCTACAAATAACGGAGGTGACTATACTTATGGATAGAGTGAGCGAAGCTTTTAAACCAGTCATATTAAAAATTCTTGTTGGTGGTGCATCAATAGCCATGATCTTCAAGCTACTTCAAATGTTTTCATAGAAAAAGCGAGAGGAGGTACGCTTCTCTTAAGCGCCGCTGCTGCGGCCGAATGTGTCACTCTCGCCTGATTTCCACAATCTCATAGTAGCATGGAAAAAGCGTCATATGGTGTTCAACATACGGTCAAGCTATGCTCAAATCGCGATCATTTTAGATCGATTACTTCCATCTAAATTAAATAATTCAACCGAATTTTATAAATAAAAGACAACTATGCTATTGGAGGCTAGGTATGAAAAAAAACAATCTTGAAACATTTACTGATTTTATTGGATATTTCCAAAAGGAAACAGATAGAGGAGCAGCTTTGATTGGAGCGGCAATGGTTGAATCTAAATTAGAATATTTGCTCAAGGAAACGTTAGTAGACAACTTCTCGAAAGCAGAACTGTTTAATGGTCCGAACTCACCACTTGGAACATTTAGTTCTAAAATCAAGCTATGTCATGCCCTAGGTTTTATTACAGACAAAGAAGCCAGAGAAGCTAATATGATTAGGAAAGTACGAAATGAATTTGCACATAATCTTGAGGAATTGAGTTTTTCTAGTCAGCCTGTTTCTAATTATTGTTTACAGTTACAAGCCAATACTCCAGGAGATATAAAAAAAGAAAAAAATTATCGGTTTTTATTCGTTAATTCAGTTATTTTTTTAACTATGGCGATATGGAACAGACCTCAATTTGTAAATAAGAATATAAAGCTTGAACAAAGAGCCTGGGAAATTGAATTATAGGACACGTACTGAAGTGAAACAGCGAAAGACTTGGAACAATTCCTCTCTTCGTCAGTCGCTGTTCCAATCATAATTCGTTTATGTTAAACATTTAAAATTCCGAATTATCATTATCGAAGAACCCCATCAGCTTTAATGTATTTGCAATACTATCGATCCCTTCGTTGAGCTTCCGCCGAATTGTACTATCACTCATGCCATGTCGAAAAAACATTACTGTTTCCTTAAATGAATGGCCTTCAATATATCTATGTTGAATTGCATCGCGTGCTTCCTTGTCCTGAATTAGAGCAGTTGCTCGCCGGATAACCCCTGTATAAAGCTGATACTGCTCGTATACCCACCGTTGCTTTTCCATCAGAATAACGGCATTAGCAGACTTGTCGGCGTGCAGCTCATCTTGATCGATCCTTCGTGCGACTTCTCCATCAATAGACACTTGCTGCATATCTTGCATAAATCCTTCATAGTCGTTCATTAACAACGACATGCTTTTAAATTTACAAAGGAGGAACTTTGTCCGCTGGATCTCTGCCTCACTCGCTGTTGGAAAAAGCTCATCCTGCCCCCACGCCATCGCCATCGCCATCCCCCTACTCCCCTTTATGCTATAATGTCAAGAGGATGGCTTAACTGAAGGACCCCCGCCCCGGCCAAGGTAATGGGGGTCTTTGCAATTATTGTTTTTCATCAGTAGAAAGTTTTTGCTGCAGTTCAATTAAGTACATTAACGTCTGCTCCGCTTTCTTTCCCCCATTTTTTGAATAATGTTGGCCAAAATAATACCACTCCTTGTGAGCTCTGCATCATTTTGGATAAACCCTCTTTTATTCATGATCGCCAGTTGCCCTCGGGTAACCAGAATCAAATTATATGGATCGAAGTTGCGCCTGTCCCCATCCCCAAAGATGACTACATGTCCCTTGGGAACAGAGCAACCGCAGTACTGCTCCCAAATGATCAGGTGTTTTCCACGCCATTTATTCGGGTCGGCAATCTTGATATCGACATAATCATCCCCATTGACCCTCTCGGAGCCTACAGGGACGTAATTGTGCGGCTTATGGCCCTTCTTGAATTGAGTATCTTCGCCGCCGGTCCATAACTTCTTCTTTCCCTTATTGGGTGGAACGCTACCCGGTTTGATCCTGGCATCGATTCCGCTCTTCAACCCGTTATTTTTGATGAAGGCTCTCATTTGCGAAGGCTGGATCTCCACGTCGAACTTCTCATTAAACATTGAAGTCAATTCCAGAACATATCGTCCATGAATGTTGGTGCTGATAAATTCCTTGTGCTCCAAACTGTATCGGAACATTGATTATCCCTCCAACATCTTAGGGATGGCTGTATTAGCATTCATTTTGTCATCAGTCAGCTTTATTGCATCCAATACAAGGGAACCATTTGCAATAATTTGAGAAGCGACGCTTGTCACAGCCTTTGCTCTACCGATCTCATCCGCCAATTTTTCTCCGGTTAATTCCTCGTCACTTAGCCGCTCTAATTGAGCAAACAGGTGATTATTCAAATCTCCTAATGTGTTTCGCATTAATACACCCCCTAATGATTTGAGCTAAGCACCTTTAATCCCACATAGGCAGTTGTTTGACCCTAACCCGTAGTCCTTCCATTGGAAGCTTCGGATTACTGACAATATAATAATCTCCATTGTGCTCCACATGAGAGTACACCCAGCGACTCTCTCCTGTAGAATCTTCGGATAAATATTCAATAGAAGCACCGGACGTGTAATAAGCATGCTTTCCGGTTGTGTATCTACCATCTTTCCCTTTGTGAAGTAAACCTTCTTCAATCACAGGTGCCGTCACTTGGCGTATATACCGCCTAACCTCGTCCAATTTACTGCTAATCTGATAAAACATACCCCGAAGATACATCTCTTGAGGATCTCCCTCGTTGTAAACCCCCTCATTTTCAGCTTCATTGATCATATTTGTAACCCACTTAATCCGAGGTTCAAGCTTCTCTAGCTCTACCTGTATTAGGTCTTTCATTTCTTCACTCCCCCTTCCTTAATCTTTTTAACTCCGTCGAATACCGATAAAAGATCTCCTCATCTCGCTCATCCAGTGCTTGATCGATAAGTGTCCGAAGCTCGGCAATCCGATGTTTCCTCACTGCCGTTTCCCAAACCACTTCGATATATTTATCAATTGCCATTGCATAAACCGCAAAGATCAAAGTGACACCTCCCTAGGTAAGAGAAAAGCAGCTTACGCTGCTCCTCCATTCTTCATTTTCTTTGCTGCCAGCTTGCGATATGCCGTCCATCTTGTCGATAGTTGCCCACTGGTCATGCCATTTTCATTAGCGATTTCGCGCCATGTCTTATCTTCATTGATACGTTTCTCCAGAAGAACAGGGAATGGGATTGGCTGTCCATCATATTCGACTTCAGGAAAGATTGGGCGTTCAGCAAGGATAAAAGCGTCCAGTTCTTCCTTACTTGTCTCATCTGCAGAAGCTTCACGTAGATCAGAGCTTTCACCTTTCACAACTTGTTCCCCTGATTCAACAGGATCACCCTCGTAATCTTGGCTGTCAGTTCCAGCTCCATCATTCATCCAATCAGGTTCGAGTTCTGCACCCTCTGAACGCTCATCAGAACCGCCATCATTAATATCTTCTTCAGATGATTGAACGCCATTAGTGTCTTCTTCCGCATCCGGCTCAACAATCTCAATATCATCAGTCTTCTGCTCGCCGCTCGATTCACCCTCCTGCTGCTCGAAGAGATTACCTTGATCGGGATCTTCTTCACCAAGCTTCTCTGTGCTCATCACGATACCGGAAGCATCAGTTGTGACACGACGGCCAGTGACTTCCCGGTATATATCTCCGTCCTCTTCATCGAAATCAAAAGCAGCCTGCGGATCTCCCATGAAGACATTGATCTTTTCCCCTTGATTGCTGCTGAGGAACAAGAAATTCTCCTGCATGACTCTCAGTGGCACAAGCAATTTGACTTCAACGTCGGCATCTCCGACTTTAATTCCTTTGGCAATAGTTGCACTAAATTTCGCATAATCCTTTATCATATCGATCTTCCCCTCAAGTTTTTTATTGGAGTTGCTTGATCTTCACTTCAATGCGCGGTCTAGCGCTGTACCGCTTACGAACAAAAGCGTCCACTACCTGGCTATCATCCTTCCAGATGATGCCCTTCAGCGCATCCTTAACACCCTTCAGATAGTTGTCCGCATCAGGCTTTGTCACTGGGAGAATATCACCACGCTCTGCAGCCGCTGCTTTTTTCTGACTAAAGCTCTTAGGTGTAGAGCGGAAGGCAGTAACCGCAATTCCGAGAGGTCCTTCCAGCAGCGCTGCTGGCGCATACTCACTGGCAGCCAAACGGACATAATCCTTATAATCTCTTGATTTGGCCGGATCATAGGCTCTCGGGAATCCACCGGCAGTGCTAAATTTAGGCCGGCCCTGGGCGACCGGTTCTCCGTAAACCGTAAACTGAATCATTACGTTTCCCTCCTCGATGCTTAACCGGCATCATCGCTGTATCAAGAACGTACACCATACCTGCCATCGCTCCAGTCTCATCCATAACAACGAAGTAATTTTGCTGCTGAAAGAATGGATCAATCGGCTTACGCTTCTTTACAACCATTAAGATCGACTCCCCTCATTCGTATACCGATCGCGAGTTCAAACTCAGCAATACCCTCATCCACTTCCGTGGGCTCCATGTCCGAAAACTCAGAAAGCAGATCGGTACGTCCCAGAGCAACTCCGGTATCTATATAATGACGACGCATCTGGTTATACACGTGCCAGTAATTCCTCCTACCCATCGTTAGGCCCCCTTACTGATCGTCTTCGGCTTGCCGGATTTTCGATGAATTAACACAAGCTGTGTTGGTGTCTCCCTTTCCACCAACCAATTCTCCAGCACCAGACCCTTCGCTGCTGTAATCATGATCTTCTGTTTCTTCGTTGGCCGCTTCCCCTGCTTCATGCCGTTGCCCCCTTATGCAATCTGCTGTGTTTCTTTTTTAAAATTAAGTTTTACCATTCCTGTTGGACCGTTCCGCTGCTTGGCCAGATTAACCTCCATGATTCCCGGATCAGGTGTATCTTGGTTGTAGTACTCATCCCGATACAACATGATAATGTCATCAGCCACCGCGCTTATCGCTGCACTTCCAGACAAGTCTGAGATGAACGGCCTCTTGTTCTGCCGTGTATCCACTTCTTGTTTCACTTGGGATAATCCAACCATCACACAGTCACAATCCTTCGCTGCCTTACGAAGCTTCTGACAGACCCGGTGAAGACCAGATCCACTGTTGTCATTTGCCGCAGCTTCCTCAAGAACTTCCTGCAGGTAATCCACGATTACTAAATCCAGACCTTCCTGTCTCTTTAACCGACGCATCTCCGAACAGATATAATCTGCCGTTACGCCACGGCTATCATCGATGTGAATCCGTCGAACCAAATCCATGTGTCGAGAAATCATCTCCAAGTGACCTGGGGTCAAATTACCTGAACGAATCGCCTGCATTGATATTCCTGATAAATTCGATAGAGCTCGGTTGTACTTCTGTCCTTTGGACATTTCGAGTGAAAAGCTCGCCACCTTAAACCCTCGTTTGGTCACTCTGAGCTCGATTTCATTAGCGAATGCCGATTTACCGATACTCGTCCTGGCACCTACTACGATCAGATTTGTGCGCTGGAAGCCAAGAGTCAGGCGATCGATAGCATCCCAACCTGTCATTATGCCAAGAGCACGACCTGGATCTTGAGTTTTAAGAACCAATTCCTCGTACCAATCGATGATGTCATCCATCCTGGTGTCCTGCTGAAGCGCCTTTGGTCGTATATCCAACGAACGCTGTTCAAACTCATCGAGAATGCTCTCGAAGCTACCGGCGGAAAAATCGGAGAATTTGTCTTTGTACTCTTCAACCAGTGCCATTGCTTTTCTGCGCGCATCCGCTTCGATTAGTTCACGAACATTGTTTTCAATTCGTCCGGCAGTTACAGCCGAATGGGTTAATTTTGTCAGATAATCAAATCCGCCTACTCTTTCGAGGTGCTTCCCGAACACTGTTGCGAAGGTGGTAAAGGACAATTCCTTCCCCTGTTGGTGAAGCTCTTGAATCATCTTGATCAAATTACGATGCCAAGGCTGAGTGAATACAGAAGGTTGGATGGACATTGCAACTTCAGAAACAAGGGACGGATCAAGGAAGAAAGAACCTAAGATTTCAATTTCAAGCAGTTCCGTATTGAGCAAGTCGTTGTTCATCTGCCTTTCGTATCCGGTCCATGATCGGATCATTTTCAGGAATGGTTGTAATTGCAGGCGAATCACGTCCCCCACTAGTCACAGCCTCAGGTCCTCCACGTTTCCGGTAACCCTTTAAAATCCCCCCGACATAAGCGAGGGTCAAGACCTTATGCCTACTGGCCTCCCTCATTGCCTTCAGCATCCACTCTCCGCCATATTCATCGAAGAGCGCTCCAAATTCTTCAGTTTCAAAAGGAGTTACCTTACCGTCTTCTGTGAAGTTTTTTTCATAGGCTTGGTACAGGTATCCGAAGGAATAATTAGGGCTGCTGTTGATGGTTTTTGGCTCTGTATCTATTTCAGATAAAATACTCTTATTACTACTGCTTCTTTTAATAATTGCTTTAATACTTTCTTTAGAGACGCTGAAAGCCTTGATATGACTGGGATAGTGGCGCCTCACGGTTCCCGAATTGGGAACCGGAAAGTTCCCTTTTTGGGAACCGCACAGTTCCCTTTTTAGGAACTTGGTTCCCGAATGTGTAACTGAGTTCCCTTTTCGGGAACCAATTTTCGGTTCCTTATTTGGGAACTGAGTTCCCTTTTTAGGAACCATTTTTGTGAGATTTGGTGAATGATTTTCGATATTTAAGTTGATTAATTCTTTCATTTTTTTGAGATCAAAACTCTCTATAGGATCAACACTCCACTGGTCATAGTGCTTGTTAATTTGGAAAATATTCAAACTTTGCTCCCATAGAATCACCTTTTTTCCACACAAAGCTATGAGTTCAGCTCGAATATGATTTTTACGAATACCACATAATTCAAAATGCTTCAGCTGCGGTATAATCGCCGATGGCTTCCCGCACCCCCAGCTCAACGTTAAAATGAAATCAATAATGTCGCGCTGTCGCTGAGTGAACTTCCGCCGGATCAGCTCTCTATGAATTTCGTGGTTGATTCGTATATGGGCATCCGTGGGTTGGGGGTTCACGTTGGAATCCACCGGCACCGCCTCCTTATTTAATGGCCGGGTCTATCATCTTGAAGATAAACAATCGGATATTTCACCCGCTTCACCGTCCAGCCTGGACAAGCTCGAGCGAAGTATTCTCGAGTTTCCCGTTTAAACTCCTCTTGATCTACCTTCATCAACTTCCAGATCCGCTCCCCCATCATGCTCTGCATCATAGGTTTATCGTTGATCATCGATCTGCCACCCTAACAAGAGCTCCGGTAGTCTCCTGAATCTCTCTCTTAAAGCGCTCTGCGTCACTATTACCGTCAGATAGATGCAGTAACCAAATCTCCTCAACATTACGGGTATCATTGGCTTTCAAAAAATCTTTCACATGTTCCAATCCGAAGTGAGAACGAAGCAGCCGTTTCTTTTGGACAGGATGCAAGTGACCTGCAGTCACCCGTTTATTAACGATATCTAAGGAATAATTGCACTCCACCATGATGTGAGTAAGGTCTTTGAATCGATGCCGGCAATAGTAGGTATCAGTCAGGAAGACTAGTTTATCTCCCTCTGTATTCGCTAGCAGGAAGCCTAGTGGCTCCTCCACATCATGCTGAATATCAAACGGTAATATCGTCCAGGAACCAATTGTGAACTGTTCCAGTGCTTTAATGACCTTCAGGCGATGTCCTGACAACCCCCTGGCAGTTGCCGTGCCTGCGCTGGTGTAAATGTTGATACCAGCTCGCATAATGTCAGGAGCAGCCTTGCTATGATCAAGGTGCTCGTGAGTGATGAGGCAACCTGCAATGTCCGACATTCTAAAATTTAGTGCACGCTGTATGGACTTATAAGGAAAACCGGCTTCCAGCAGAAGCACGGTATGCCCGTCAGATATGCGATAGGCGTTACCGGCGCTGCTAGAGCCGAGACATTGGATGTCAATCATCAGAACTGCATCTCTTGTTCAAGAGGAGGGACATCATCAGCAAAATTGTTAAGATCATTACCAGCTTGAGCCTTATTTCTAGTCGGTTGTCGTTTGGTCTCAGTAGTTTTTGACTTCTCTGCTATTGGAGCTTCAGTAGCCTTTTTATCTACTGCTGCTTCCGGTGTGATATCAATAATCTCTCCGTTCGCATGTTCTGCAATCTCTGCTTCCACCTCAGCTTCAGCAATCATTTTATCCTGTGCCTTGAAATGTTTCATGATCAAGCTGCTATCATCGGAGGTATTCATATAAGCCTTGCATGCTCGATTAATGACAGTACGCTTTGCCATCTCACCAGGGAATTCATTATGTGTGCTGTTCTCCTTGTCGGGTCCTTGCTTCGACTTCTTCCATGATTGACGAATCTCACTCATGGTCATAATCTCGGTGTACTCATTACCGTCTTCCCAATAGATCGTGCAGTATGCTCCAATAATCTTGCTATCATCGATGTTTTTAAACGCTGATTTATGCTTAGTGATTTTCTTACGACCGCGAACAATTTCGAATTCAAATTCATCATCCTGGTAGATGTTCTGAGCATCGATGTCAGAAGCTCCTGTAACATTTTTTGTGACTGCCATCGTCCCAAAGTAACTCCGCTGGAATGTGAGCTTTGTACCGTACACGATGAAGTAACCTTGTTTCTTAGCCGGATTCAAACCCTGAACAACCATATCCAGCAATGAGTTCGCTATACTATCCTTCGTGCATGTCTCAAGAGCGGGCTTATAATTCTTATCCTGAACAGTTTGAAGGAGCAGCCATGCGGATTTCATAGCATTCTCCGGACTATAGTTTGCGGGGAAGTGAATTTCCCCGCGTTCCTGAAACTGCCTTACTTTCTCCGCCACCACATCGACGGTGTCGCGTTTTACTAAAGCAAGTTGTGCTGTACTCAATTAAATCGCCTCCTGTATAGCTGCCGTTTCAATCCGTAGCTTCTTATCTGCTTCACTTACTACCAGCCGAATGACCTGGGCATCTGTATCAATCAACCTCGTCACTGCCTCGGCATTATCTACGAAGATCGGAGCCGAAAATCCGTAATGTTCACCTAGCGTATTGATGATATCCAAACCGACATTGATACGAGCCGCATTGTTGAGCCCACCATCATAAGGAACTCCCTTATAAAGCGTGTCGCAGACTTCCTTGATCCCGCCGTTAATTTGATCTTCGAAGAGGCGGAACCGGGCAAGCTTGAATTTGCTGTTGATCTTGGCATCCAGCATGCTGACCTTGGTCTTAGTGAATTCCTCACAGAGGAACAGTTCATGCTGCAGGCGCTCATACTCCGCTGCAAGTTCCTGCTCTTGTTTCTCTAGCTCCATCACCCGCATCTGCGCCCGGCGGACACCATCGAATTTAGCGAGATCGCGTTCCATTTCTTCGATCTCAACACGTTGCCGGCGAATTTCGGAACGGGCTGTCGCAGCAGCATCTTCACCTGAAGTTCTCAATACTTCAATCTGCTGTTTAACTTGAGTAGCTTCGGCAAGCTTACTGGCATATTTCGGATCAGAAGCAGGATCTTTGACGCCTGCACGAAGCACAGTTAGCTGATCATCAGCGGATGCGACCTCAGCCTGCAGGGTTTGGAGGGTACTGGTCAAACCTTCGATTTCTTCCCGTAGCCGAATGATTTCCTGCTCGAATTTTTGAGCTTCTGCCACCGCCGCTTTACCCGAATTATTGATACGCTCCTTACGCTCCGCTAGCCGACGATTAAATTCAGCCTCTGCTTTGTCGTGAGCTGCCTTAATTTGATCTTCTGGAAGTGACTGACCACAGGCCGGGCAATTGGCATCATGACCTTCAGGATGTTCGAAGGTAAGACTCTTCAGCTCAGCAAATTCTGTTCTCAAGCGATCTGCTTCTTGCCGACGATCAGAAACTAAGCGCTCATTCTGCTTGATACGTTGCTCTTTGTCCTCTACTGTACGGCGGTACTTATCCAGCTCGTTATGCATCCGGTTCACTTCATCACGTTTAAGAGCCAACTTATCCAACACATTGGACTGCATAAGACTCTTAATATCGATCAGCTCGCCTTCAATTTCACGAAGCCGCTTTTCCTTAACCGCTACCTCACCACCTGAAAGAATCCGGGAAAGCTCGGCCTCCCCTGATTCCACCCGATTACGTAGGATCGCGATATCTTCCTTGAGGAGCTCTTCATCCAGCTCCGCAACATCCGGCATTTGACGCTGCACTTCACTGATCCGGACTGGCAGCTCCTTGATCTCCTTATTAATCACAGTGCATCGGGAAGAGATAACCTTTTTATGTGACTCAAGGTCGCGATCTCCCAGGATACCTGGTAATGAAGCAAGTTCCTTGTTACCGTGAATGACCTCGGCGTCCGTAAGATCACCGCATACCTCCAGTAATGTCTTTCGGCGCTCTTCTTTCTTTAGCTGTTCATTGAAGTAAGAAGGTGAAGTCAATAGTTTGAATAAATCCTCTTTGATGATGGAATCGACTTCGGCTGTGTACTCTCCCTTTTTCACAGGAACACCATCAAGGAAGTAGTTCGTTTCATGCCCTTCGAAGGCGTCCGTCGCGGAACCACGTTTCTTAGTCCACTTCTCGGAGAAGACACGACGGAAAGTGCGTCGACGTCCATCGATCAGGAAAACTCCCTCGACCTCATGCTCCAACTTGTGCTGAAGAACCTTTCCTGCTCCATCCAACCCCTTAATCTCGAAGTCAGCCTTGTTTTGGCTGTCCTTACCGAACAAGAGCCAGACAAAGCCGTCGAACATAGTGGTCTTCCCAGTAGCATTGTCACCATAGACATCAGCGTCCCCGCCATTAGCGGCGAGGAAAAGTTCTTTAATACCTTTGAAATTACGGAGCATCAGGCGTTCCAAAACGATACGTTTCAAGCGATTCCCTCCTCGATGGCTGCAATGCATTCATCGTGCAGCAGTAATTGTTGGTCAGGTGTTTCTGGATAGCGGATACCATCCAAATAAGTCCGGATTTTGTATTCCAGCTCAGCCAATTGCTCATTGCTAAAATGATGCTGAATGGATTCCCCGCCTTGCTGGATATTTAGAACCGGAGGATTAAAATAGGTCTCCGCATCGATGATGAAGTCAACGGTTTCCTCATGTAAGAGAAATGTGTGCGTTCCACGCATGGATGAACTCCCCCTCTTGTGTAGTCCGCCCCCAGCATGATATAGTGGGGGCAAGAAAATTTGATTTTCAAAGAACTGAGATAGCCCATGCCAGTGGGCTATTTTTCGTTGTCGTGTTCAGCAATTTGCTTGTAATCCACGATTACAGGAGCGTTTTCGACACTGGCTATCATGTGGCCGTCTTCGTCCAGAACGACATACTCAGAATGAACATGGTCCTCATACTCAGAACCAACCTGCTTAATCTCAATTACTTCACTGCTATCAATCTCGGTTCCAACTTCAAATACTCGTGTAGGATTACTAACCACTGTTAACTTTTGAATGATTTGCATAAGCTACCTCCTTTCTATGTATTTGCAAGGTGGGCGAGGGAGTAACTGCACCAATAAAGACGGCCTTTTCAGCTCCCTTGACCTATGTGATCCGCCACCACCTTGGATGCGTCAGCCGCATCTTGGAATCCCGGACGGAGGAAAGGTTATTTCTAAGGTCCGACATTCCAAGACAGGGGCCGAAGCCCGTGCCTGTCCTTCTTAAATCTTTGCTGCTGCTGCCATTTTCTGAATAACTGAGCGGCTGTACAGTTTCCCTTCAAAAGGAACCAAATCTTCCTGGCTACCAGTGATCGCACAGCCGGGCGCATACTTGCGGAAGATGATCTTGTCGTCGTCAACAAAGATCTCTACAGGGTCTTTGATCTCCAAATTCATAGTGCGACGTAATTCAATAGGGATAACTATCCGTCCAAGCTCGTCCAATTTACGTACAATTCCAGTTGATTTCATATTATTAGCCTCCGTAGGATTATTTTTTAGAGTTTATAAATGCACTTGAATCTCAAAGGGTAGCCTTGTGCTTTTCACGCTTCGGGTTTAAAATGGACATCAAGAGATTCTCTAACCGAGATTTCAAACCAAGTGACTGCCCTGCCAGGCGGTCATTTTTCATTTCTACATCAGCGATGCGGATCATATTATTCAGATAGTCTTCAGCATTCTCAATCCTTCCTGGTAGCATCACATCCGGATTCTTCCGGATCATCTGAAGGTTATGCACTGCATGCTGACCCGCTTCTCTTGCCTCAGCAACCAACTGTTTCCTTTCCAAAGCGCTCCCTCATTTCAAATATTTTTTAACTTTCAGCTCAGCTCGATGCTCCTTCCAAGTTCCCAACCAACTAAAGGAATACTCTTTACATAGCACTGCAGCCAGATGAGTCAGGGCCGTGATAGCTTCCACCGTTTCCATAAGCAGTCGCTTTATTTGATGTCGCTCTGCATCCGTTATTTGTTCATTTGTTTTGCTGATTGGTGCTTGTCCCGATGCCACAAGTACTTCCTTCATCTCCTCGACGGTTTTTATTAGGACGCTTGCTCTATGCAGATCAACATTGTCCAGCCAAGGTGAGAAGGCTCCCCCAGAAACATCTGCTACTGCTGCCAAGAAAAGCTGCCCATCATCGTAGTGCTCAACCGCTGCCTTCATGACTGGCCTGGAAGCTTTACGCGTTCCTTTAACGATTTTCCCGATTTGAGAAGCATCGACATTAGCTACTTTTCCAGCAATATGCCGGTTATCACCAGCACGTTTCAATACGTCTTGTAGTGCGGTTCCAAATTGTCCGATTGCCAACTAGATTTCAACTCCTTTGTCCGTTTTATGGGATGCTATCGGACAGAGGCCTGATGTATGATGTTGTTAAGCAATTCCCCTTGCCGAATCCCCCACCCGCCGATGCAGGTACAGCTCGGCGGGTTTCCTCATTCATAACGCTCTGTTTTTAACCAGTGGTACAGATCCGATTTAAGAACAGTTACTGCATCGCCCTTCTTCCTGTTCCGATTCAAATGTGGAAAGGTAGGATGATTGGTAAGCTCTTGAACTTTTGGAGCGCTCATTCTCAGTAGCTTCATAATATGAGCTGGTCGGAGCACTTCCGGATATTCTCCATTCAACCGTAGTTCCGCAAGCTGCATTTCCAATTTTTCATTCTGCTCGGCAAGATCAGCCGCCAGGCGGAGGGCTTCCGCGAAGGTCGCTGGTGTTTTTACAGCCTTAGCCATGACGGTACCTCCTTACTTAACTTTGATTAGCACATAACGAGAATAGCCTTGACCATGCTCTCGGTAATCGAGAAGCCAGCCTTCATTGATCAGCCGGTTAACTTCCTCAGACTTCCTTGTTTCCTTCACTTCACGGATATCTTGAATTTCCAATCAAATCACCTCCTCCTTAATTTGTTCTTTAAAGGAACATTCATCATTAAAAAAATTTTCCCAAGGGAAATTTAATGATTTTCCAATAGCTTTTGCTGCTGGAACTGCTGGTGTTTTAATTCCAGCTTCGATATTTGTATAGTAACTTCGAGAAATCCCAGCTTCGTCAGCTACTTGTTCTTGTGTCTTTCCTAATAATTCACGAAGTTCCTTCAACCAGTTTCGCATGATCAACACCTCCATTGTTCCTATAAGTAACTTTATGAATTGATTATATGTTACTTAAAGAAACATGTCAACATAATTTGATTCTTATAGGAACATTTATTTATTGTTCCTGTAAGGAACGTTATAATAGTTTTATTCTTATAGATGGTGTGGTGTATATGGAAATAGTCGCTAAACGATTAAAGGGTGAGAGAGAAAACCTTAAGAAGTCGGATTCTAAATGGACACAAGAATATGTGGCTGATCTTGTTGGTGTAGCAAGACCTACATATACTGCCTATGAAAACGCAACTAAACTCCCGCCAATAGATACGTTGAGTAGGCTTGCTGACGTATTCGATGTCGATACTGATTATTTAAGTGGTCGGTCAGACATACGTAAAAGACCTGATACAAATATGTCCTTTTTCGGAGGTCCAGAGAATTATACTGAAGACGAGATAGAAGAAATGGAAGCCGCTCTCTTGCGTTACCGAGAAATGAAAAAACGCGCGGCCGAACAAACTCAAAAGAAATAATAAAATCCTCCATCCGATGGAGAATTATAAGGTTGGTAATACGTGTGGTACTCATAATTATTCTTATATTAGCGGTACTTTATAGTAGAAGTTTGAAAAATATAATATCTTTCCTCTTCCTTGGATTTGTAGCTTTGTTTTTGTGGGAATTTGCTTGGTGGGGGAAAATCATTGACATCCTCTTTATCTCTAGCATGTTACTAGTTTTAATATTAGGCTTTATAAGAGGATTTAAAGTTAACGAGAATAAACCTGATAAGGACTGAATTACTTAAGCCAGCAATGGCTTTTCTTTTCACAATAAAACAGAACATATGTACGTAAAACGGGGGCCATTATATGAATTATTCCAACTATTCCAAAACTCCTCTGGAACAATGGATTGAAGAACAATACCGATCAAACGGTGTTTTCACTCCTAATGATCTTGATATAGACAAGATCGCACTGAGTTTCGGGGTAGATATTGTTTATTACGACAAAACAACATTTAGTGAGAATGAAGAAAGAGTCATTTTTATAGACAATCGCAATGATCGTACAGAACAGCGTAAGGTTTTTTTTCATGAGCTTTGTCATGTAATTCGTCACTCTGGTGATCAACGCTGGATGCCAGATTTGTTTCGTGAAGCTCAAGAGATTGACGCTAACCGTTTTGCGTTATACGCCACGATCCCATTCTTTATGCTTGAGCAGATAACACTTCCTATTCACAGGAGTGAAGCCATTAGCTTACTCGCTTTAGAATTCCATGCCTATCCAGAATTAGTAGAATTGCGTCTCAAACAAGTGGAAGATCGAATAAGCGATTCGGAGTTTATATCTACCTTTACATACAACAACCAGATTACGTCCAGTCTTGAAACTACAATCCACGAATCCCCTGTTTCAGGCCTCAGCTACCTTCAGGAGCCCCGTATTCATTCATTGTATGGTCTAGAAGACTTCTCTCGCCCCCAAGCCTTAGTCATTGAGCAGCGTCAGGGTTTCAATTGGAATAAGCCACTGGACCTTAATGTCGAGCGAAACTATAAACTACATAGTTCGTCATTCCACCGTTCTCGACATGATGCTACCGTTCTGCCTGGAGACCTCTCTCTACTTCCGAATCGGAAAGGATATGTGACCATCAACTTATCTCGAGTGGCCTGGCGTCATGGCCAGAGCGTAACACGGTTGATTCTCCCTATGGATGCAATTGATGATGCGATTAACTTCTGAAGTAAGGATTTGAAGGGAGTGATGTAATAAAGGATGGAATAATAAATCCCATGAAGGAGGACATCATGAAAGGGAAAGTTTTTAAAAGAGGAAAGACCTGGACTTATGTTGTTGATCTGCCACCAGATCCAGCAACTGGCCAAAGAAACCAAAAAAAGAAGGGGGGATTCCCTTCACAAAAAGAAGCAGATCGAGCATTGGTTGCACTTCTCGCCAGCGTGCACAAAGGCGACTACGTTCCAGAAAACAATCTGACTATCACAGCCTTTTTCGAGATATGGCTAAAAGAATACGCCCTGCAGAAGTATAAAGCCACGGTTTTCGATGTTGAAGAATCGATTATTAATAGCCGGATTATTCCAGTTATCGGAAGGCAAAAGCTGCAGCAAATAAAACCCCTGACCATCAACAGGTTTTATAATGGGCTACTTGAAAAGTATTCCCCGGATTATGTCCGCCATATCCATGCTATCCTGCGTAAAGCTTTCAGACAGGCTGTGAAGTGGGAGATGATTGCTTCGAACCCCATGGAAAAGGTAGAGGCTCCTAAGCTGCGGCGAAAGGAGATGAAGACCTGGAGTATGGAACAGTGCCTCCACTTTCTTGATACCGCTGAAGGTCACGTTCACTATATTGTTTTTTCCCTGGCCATCCATACAGGCATGCGTAAAGGAGAAGTTCTTGGACTCCGATGGGGAGACATCGATTGGGAAGGCAAGAGCTTGAAGATTCAGCAAACTGTAAACTGGACACCATCTAAAGGAATTATCATTCAAGATACCAAAACATCAAGCTCAGCACGAAGAATACCGATAGGAGATATGCTGATTAGTGATCTAAATGAGCGACTGCAAATTATAGAAAATGACAAGCAAGAAATCGGGGTTGAGAATTACAAAGACCACGACCTGGTTTGCTGCTATGGTAACGGAGAGCCGATCAAACCACGGCGGGTCACGGAGACCTTTGCTTTCTTAACAGAAAAATCGGAACTACCAAAAATTAGGTTTCACGATCTCAGACATTCACACGCATCAATGCTACTGAATAACGGTATCAATGCGAAAATCGGAGCAGAACGTCTCGGACATAGCAGTGTTCAGATCTATCTTGATCGTTATTCCCACCTGCTCCCCGATATGCAGAGAGATGCTGCGGACCTGATAGATACGAAGATGAAAATGAGCAAGAAACCAGAGGATCAAACAACGCCGTGA